TCTACGTGGATGACTTCGGCATGTGTTCATTCTGCCAGACCAAGTACAAAGAGCAGATGATTGCACAGAACCTCACAGTGGCTAAGTGCAACATGCCGGACTGCTCTAATAAGAGCAGGTGTCCGGGCATCAGGCTTATGGCATGTGGTCACGTCGTTCACGGACAAAGCTGGTCGGTTGACCAAGTATGTGACCAATGCTTCCGGCTTAAGAATAGGCCAAACGACGTGACGACCAGCCTCGCCAAGACGTAGGAGAGTGACATGCTAACGTTCAATCACGTCCGAGACTTCTATGTACTGCTGTCCATTCGGGAACTCGTCAAGGAACACCCATTCCGAAAGGCTTGGGAAAAGCTGGATGAGGATACCGCCGAGGTACTGGACAGGCTCACCTACAATCTTTCCTATGCCATGAGGGATTACCTTACACTGGCAAGTTTCGGAGAGGCGCGTCACGGCCTATATCGCACCAACTTATCCATCTATCCTGACTTGCACGTCTTCTCGATGGATAATAGCGGCTCTCCCCTGTTGTCAAGGGAAATCACCATGACAGAAGCCCTGTACTATGACCCACGGGATGCTCTTCCCAAGCTGGTAGAGATATTTAACGGCGGAGGGTGGAGTTCAGGGGTGGGCGGGCCTAGGTGGGGAGAGATAGCAGCGGGTGCTTTAACATGGTGGACTGTATTCAAGGGGATGCCCATCGCATTCATTGACCACTGTGTTGACCTGCGACACAACAATGGCACGGCGTTCAGCAAGATAGAGGCGGGCAATCTAATGGAGACCGCCTCCATGCATTACTGGCGCATGAACAAAGGTGAAAGCCTATTCAACTGGCTAGAGGGGCGTAAGAATCTCAGCCCGTTGAATATGGTCACGCACACAGAAGTTGTGATGCCCAAAACACACGCTCTCGCCCAAAGATGCTGCACTCTAAGCAATATGAGCAGAACGACAAACATTACCGTCACACAGGATAACCTCGATATAGATTATAATCCGCTGGAGTGGGGCGATAGGAAGTTGGGTACTTTCACAAGGTCAACGAGGTTGAGTCAGGACGCTATCACACAGAGCGTACTCTTCTCCGCCAGCGTGGATTGGAAAGTCTTAGACAAGATAAAGCATGTCTTGCCAAAAGACTTTGCTAACGCCGACATCGACCGAGCATTAATGGGTTATGAGAAAAAGGTTAAGGAGGCTGTTGTTAGGGAGATGCGCCCCTTCTATGAGATATACCCAAAGCATGAGCATTTCATCGCCGCAGAAACAGAACGCATCATCAAAGGGAAGCTCACCGCAAAGCGCCAGAAGATAATTGATGGCGTCATGAAGAAATTCAATCTGTCATATGCGGACATGGATGCTGCTATGGATGAGTTCAGGGACAAAGAATTCGACAACCTTGACGCCTACGACAGCGGGATAGCCCTACTCAGTCAGCGTATCTATGGCATGGCAGAGGATATGACCGCATCCGCTCCGACTCTCATTCGCAGAAATGTTAGTGATAGAACTAACTCCCACGCACACATGCTTTTCAGGAGGAGTGCTGCCACCAATTGGCTACTGATTAACTTCGGCACTCGTAGCAGAACCGAAGTCAGTGGCATGATGGATATAGTGACACGCTATTACAATAGAGCCAGGGAGGAAATCACTGACAAAGACACAAAGAAATTAAGAACTCCCGATGTTGTGGGGGACGCAATACGCGCCCATGAACGGAGCCTGGTACTCTTTGCCAAATCCATGTTGTACTCTACCACGGTTGCGAATGCAGCAGCCGGGATGTTCAGAGCAAGGGTCAAAGCATACATCGACGAGAAGGAAAAATCCACACGAAAGGAGGTGATGCAAGGCAAGGCGGCGTTCAAGAAGGCCAAGCTCGCGGAGGATTGGGAACCTAAAATCCCTGAGCCAGTTGAACCACCCGCCCCAGCCACTAGAAAGTTCAAGTCCAAGCTGCTGTCGCAGGCTTATGCAGCAAAAGTAGCCATGAATGAGTATGTCAAGCTCGACAATGATATGCTCGAATATGGCAAGTTCAAGTCCGATTCTACCGACAAGGACGGACAATTCACCCCACCATATCCACCAACCAAACCAAACAAGGAGTAATACCATGTGTGGCGAAAGCTACAACACCCCGACCAAGGCTGCTGCTAAGGCAGCCGCCGACACTGGCGCAACGTTCGCATCATCCCTTGCCAAGACTGGCAAGCGCTATGTCGAACTCCAAGCTCGCATCAAGGGCAGCAACTTGCATGTGCAGGTTGTGGCTCCCGGCGCTGACGGACGGAACCGAGACTATGGCCTATCGACTAACGTGAGTGTGCCGAAGGAAATCTTCGACCACTTCGCTGCCGCCGCCAAGGTCGTGTCTCTGCTCGACTCACGGGCCAAGACTGGTCGCCAGTATGTTCCCATGCAAGCGACCACCATCGGATACTCGGGCGTGCATTTCCAGGCTCGCGATGGCAAGCTGAACCGGCAGTACGGCCTCGCCTTCGACGTGAATGACAACGCCGAACTGCGCGAGTTCATCAAGGCCCTGCTCGAAGCGCCCCCTTCGGCTACCACCAAGGCTGCCTCCAAGGAGGCGCTCGAAGTGATGCTGGAAGACGTGAGCGAAATTCGTATTCTGAACGATGGCGACCTCCTCGTCACCGTCAACGGCGATAGCTCGATGTCAATCGAGACCGCATGGGGCACGCTGAACATCGACAAGGCTGGCGGCATCTTCTATGATGACAACAACCTCTCGTTCTCCCAGAATGCCGAGAGCGGCAAGTTCATCGCCAGCTTAAACGGGGCCGTCTTCACGACAGAATAGGCGGTGGCTTAATGACCGCCATCGCCCCTCTCATCGTGGGAGGCGGCGATAGTAAGCGTCATCCCGAGGAGGTCGCATGAAAGATTTCGACCTTGATACCATCCTCCAAGGGAACTCGCCGCCTAATCCAGAAGAAATGGCGGGGTTTGCCAGCGACGCACTGATAGGCGAAGCCATAGTCCTGTCGCACCTAAGCACGGACGCAGAGTCCAAGCTCTTAACCATAGGTACTCTGTTAGCATTGGAGACTATGAGCGATGAGGATACCGCCTTTGTCAAGGCAAACTTCGACGCACTTGCTGCAATTGCAAAGCAGGTTGCGTATCTTATAACCGGCACGGTCATCTCGCAAGAGTGGCATTAACCGGACGTTCATGGGGAGGGGCGCAAGTCCCTCCCCTAAGGGAGAACAACATGGCTAGAAGTCTAGTGTCTCTACGCAAGGAACATGGGGCAGTCTGCCCCCATTGCGGGTCATCAGACTGGAGCATACCCCAATCTACATCCACTGGTTTTACGTGCAAGTGTGGGTCATGCGGGCACACATGGGGCATAGGCCCGACGTGGAATATCTACGTCGCATGTGAGACGCAAGAAACTGCCCTTGCCTACCACCAGAAAGCGAGGTAGAATGGACGATTGGCTCTTGCTAGGGAGCTAACGGGGAGGTAACTCCCCAGATGCTCAGGACACATCACTCCGCAAACTATGGGACTTTCTCTCCTTTCACCCATAAGTGGTGTGTCCTGAGCATCGTGCTGGAATGTTGGCTTAGAAGCAGCCACCATCTAAGGAGTGGGAGTACCGGGCCGTCGAAAGCGACACGGCGTTCAGACAGCGTGCGATGAAGGGCGCTGATTTACGGGAAACCTTTGGCGTAATAGCACACCAGCACGATGCTCTTGGGGATGGGCTGGCGACCACTCAGGCGGGACGCCGCCTGAGCCGTGGGTTCGATACCCACCACCTCCACAGTAGAAAAATCCCCCAAGCCTTAACGGGCGCGGGGGATTTTTTGTTGCCTTAACGGGGGTTATGTATTATACTGGGGGTATGAGAAACTGGAGAATTCACTTACAAGTTCCGATACACTGGCAGGACATGGTACATTGGGGTAAAAATAACAAGCGCAAAGAGTTTCCACGCCCCGAGGTCACTAAGGTACGCAATGCGCTTAAGCGCACACACATGCCCTACTGCGAGATAGTGGCATTCATTAACCCGCTGCATAATGGTGGGCGTATGCAATGGTTGGACTTTACCGTTTGGATTCGCAGCAAGCGCCGCATGGGGGTGATACTATTCGAGGCGAAGTGGGGAAAAGCACATTCAGCATCCCTTTATACTCAACGAGCATTTGCCATTAAGCAACAGTTTCTAATAGAGCATGACACGCCCGTACTCATCCTACCGCGTTACTACGCGACGGATGAATACGAGTTACTACTAAGAAGGTGGGAGATGTCTATGCGCGGGCGATAGGCGAGGATGGCGCAGGCTTGGCCTTAGCAACTTCGCCTACAAGAGATGCGAAGTCCAGTCCATTTTGCTCTGCAACTTTCTTGACCTCAGAGAGTACCCGTACAAGTGTCCCACGAATCTCGTCGGGGGCGGGCATGTCCCCCGGCCCACCCGCTGACACAGGAGGGCCAGCCATAGGAGGACGACTACCACCCATAGGGGGCGGGGGCATACCAGGAGGGGGGATGTTTGGCATCATAGTATCACCATCATACCACAACTACCATGCAGCAATCCACCCCCGGAGGTGTCGGGGGCGGACGCCGAAAGGAGAAACCCATGTACCAGCACCCACACTGGTAAGCCCATTATACAACTTCCCAGCTATTTGTCAAGAGTTTTTTGGGGAACTTTTGTTTAGATTCCATTAGAATTCTGGCGGCTGCTCGGCGAGGCATGAACTGTATATTCTCGTGGCAGGATGCGCAGAGCGGGAACCATGTGTCCGGCTGCTCTCCCCAATGGGGGTTCAGGGAGCGGGGCGGCTCCTCATGCAGGGCTACAGCCCGCCGAGGGGGGTGGATAATGCAGCGCCCACTGAAATGCTGCATATATGCTTCTCTTACCATACGGAATTTGGGGGTATGTGTATTCATGGGGGAATCCTACCACATAAATCCTAGAACATCTGTTCTTAGAAATGATAGGTACTAAGGGGGGTGGGTAGGGTGGGTATATCCTAGAACATATGTTCATAGAGGGGGCTATTAATTAATAGTATTAATACTACCGTTCCCCCGGTCTTGTCCTTGTGAGCCGCTATTTTATACACCCTTTCCCGCATCCTGTCAAGACCATGCATGGGTGATTTTCCATTAACGAATATTCTCTAATCAAGTTCTAATCCATATATGGGGGTATGGTAGTACAATGGGGGCATGACCAAGCATCTAATCAGGAACGGCAATCACGTTGAAATACACTTCCCGTTTGACTGGGGCATAGTGGATGTTGTCCGCAACCTGCCTGACCGTGACTTCGTTAAGGAGCAGAAGGTATGGCGTGTACCAGCTACGGCATGGCACACAGCCAAGGCCATAGCTGCGCTTAAGCCCCTTGGGTTCGTGGCATCGGATGAGGTTATAGCTCTTGAGAAGGAGGAGCATGTTGTCCCCCGCATCAAGTATGACGAGCGGCTATATCCATTTCAGAAGGATGGGGTGAAGTTCCTTGCCAAGCATGGGCGGGCCATCTTAGCGGACAGCATGGGTCTGGGCAAGACACCTCAGGCATTGATGTTTGTTCGTCACCATGCCAACAAGACCTTGGTGGTAGCACCTGCCAATGTTATTTACAAGTGGTTGGAAGAGGTAGGCACATGGACGAACAGGTCTGCCGCTGTGATTGTGTCGGGAAAGGCCAAGCTGGTGGAAGCGGACATACACATCCTGTCCTATGGGATTATGCGTACCCGCCACGAAGAACTCATGAAGCAGGGATACGATTGTGTCATCTTCGACGAAGCCCATGCACTCAAGAACCATAAGGCGGGGCAGACTAGGGCTGCTAGAAAGCTCATCAAGGGTGGGCCTATCAAGAAAGTGTTGTTCCTATCAGGCACACCATTCCTGAACAGGCCGGATGAATTGTTCTCCCTGCTCAACATGCTTGACTCAACCATGTTCCCCAACTATTTCAAGTTCGCACAGAGATACCTCGGTGCGTACTATGACCAGGATGGGGGATACACTGTGTTCCCAAGGGGGGTGGTGATTAATACTGAGGAGTTGGCAGAGCGTTTGTCTGGTATCATGATACGTCGCACCAAGAAGGAAGTCCTTAAGGAATTACCTGACAAGACACGAACCATAGTGCCGGTGGTGATTGGATTGGGTGCATATCACAATGCTGAGAATGAGTTCATGACATGGCGCAGAGCCAACGCCGGAGCCAACACAGCCAACGTCTTGACACAGATGACAGCCATGCGTCGCATTGTGGGGGAGGCCAAAGTGGATGCCGCTGTTGAGTTGGCTAAGGAGTTGCTTGAACAGGGCGAGAAGGTGGTTCTGTACGCCCACCACCTTGACGTTGTTGATATGCTCAGGGATGGATTGAGCGAGTACAAGGTTGGCATCATCCAAGGTTCCACCAAGCCCAAGGATAGACAGGCCGTGGTGGATTGGCTACAGAATGGGGACGGGCAGGTTGTCATCATGAGTTCCGCCGGGTCTGAGGGCATCAACCTGTTTGCTGCCAGCCATGTTATCTTCGTCGAACGGGAGTGGACGCCCGCCAAGGAGGAGCAGGTTGAGGACAGGCTGCATCGCATGGGTCAGAAGAGCGCCGTCAACTGCTGGTATCTAATGGCAAGGGGAACCATCGACGAGAAGTTTGCCCTGATTGTTAACGAAAAGCGCAAGGTGTTCGGTGATGTCATCGGACAAGACGATATAGTCACCACCCTACTAAAGGAGTTAGAATGACTACCGCAGGAGAACTGATTGCTTTGCTTGCACGAGTGCCGGAAGAGACGCCCGTTGCGGTGTGGGTAGATGGGGCGGGGTTGCTGGTGGTAAACAGCATAAAGTACATGGAGTCTACAGACACGGCCCTACTGTACCAGAATACCAACCCACAAGAAGAAGATTTCTCATGGAACTCTAATGGAGTTCATGATATTGTCCCCATCAAATACTTATCCAATCTTAATCTTCAAGAATAGAGATTGGTGGTATAGTAGCAGAGAACGAGATGTCCAGCGACATTTCTACCCTCCAATGGTGAGGAGGCCGGATGACGGACAAGCCTAAGGGTCGCCCCCAAACGACGGTGACGCTCCGACCTCCTCCCCACCACACCCCCACAATAGGAGCCAAGATGCAAGAAGTAGATAAAGTTCGTCAGGTTCGCTTCAAACATGACACCAAGCGCCGGGTATCCGCCGCCGTCCTGATTGAGGGCGGGCAGGTAGTGACAGTAGGGTTCGCCCTATGCTCGGTGCTAGACCAGTTCAACCGCAGAATGGGGCGTAAACATGCGGTGCAGGATGCAACCGCACATCTGCCTAAGCACAAGAGACAACCATACTGGGAAGAATACTTCTCACAATACCCCAAGGACAAGAAGAATGCCTAAGACGATAGTCAAACCAACACCACCAAGAGATGAGGTTGCCTTCGTACAACTCGTGGTCTCCTCCATAAAGTCGGACAGGACTCCGTACAAGCAATATGGGTTAGAGCTAATCCCACAAAGGATGCTCGTCAGCATACCCGTCCCCGCTAAGGAAGTCACTGTCATCTACAAGAAGGATGCGGAGGGGCAGGAGTTGGAGGGCAGCACAGACTACATTGTCCTGACACTAGACGGATTGACAGTTCTCGCCAAGACGCTAGCCGACTCAATCGACACCGTTCACAACCAACATATCAAAGAACTACAGAAAGGCTTAGGGTAATAACATGCCACTCCCATCACAACAAGTCAGAAGCTATGGGCCGTCCGGCCCCGCAGAGATACGGGTTCTCAAGAACCTAGTAAAAGTCATCTTCGCTGATGGCGACCTGTACGAACTGCCGCTTGAGGGCTGGCCCAAGGAACGACCAGCGGGACAGTACAACGTCACGCTCAGCAAGGAACGTGACAAGGTTATGTTCATCAACGCCCAGGCGGGCATGTATCTCGGACGATACAAGGGTATGCCTAGGCCCCAAGGTGGCGAGAACCCCGAGCCGTACATCGAGCGGGGTGGGCCACGCAAGAACAAGGACGGTGGCTCGTTCTATGCACAGGACGAGATGCGGTTCAAGACGCAGGTGGAAATCCTCGATGAAGATGCCCACACTGATGGCATCATCATCACGATGAGTCTTCCATACCTGTTCGAGCAGGCTCCGGGGCTTCCCAACGCCATCATTGTAGGCCGGAAGGGGCAGCTTGCCCGCCTCAACGACGGCTTGAAAGTCCTGGGCTACGACCCCACTACCGACGAGGACATCCCTTACAGCCCCAACGTGCTGCCTTGGCTGGACAGGTGGCTTCTGGTAAACCGCAGGGTATTCCAGATGACGCTCAACGACAAGGGCTTCATCGCCAGCACATCGTCGGTCAAAGAGACTCTGCTCCCTGCATGGGTAGCCAAGCACAAGTAGGGATTACTGGGTGGGTGTTAGTACCGCAAAGGCGTATCTTCCCCCCCCCCCCACCCATTTTTCACCAGCCCTGCGCCAAGATGACAAGACCTAAGGTAGCCGACACACAAGGTCAAAGGCAAGTTGGAGCGGCGACGCAGGGCAACCAAGGAGAATTCAAATGTTAATGAAACTGATTATCGCCAAGGATGACGGCACACTCATCCACGAGGTACACTCATCCATCATGAATGGGGTGTTCAATATCACTTTTGACCAAGGATTTGTGCCGAAGGATGAAACCGGCGAGCTATTGAAGGTGGAGATTGGCTTTCACTTCTTCTACTCAGACGCCGCTCTCGAAGACGCCATCAACAGCACACTGGAAGAAGCGGACGTTATTGACGCTACGTTTACAGACGCGGAGGATGGTGGGCCTAGCTTGGACGAGCAGAGCAGGCTGGACACGGATGACGGGGGTACGTTGGAGCCGGTAAAATGATTACCCACTCTGACTTCATGAGCCTACCTATGGCTTACAGAGTCAACGATTACATCGTGGCGCTGTGCCCCTTCCATGATGACCGTAAGCCCTCTATCCTGATATATGGAGACGGTTGGTTCACATGCCTGGGATGCGGACGCAAGGGTACATGGGATACGCTTCACCGTAAGATGAACGGGGTGGACGTAATCATCCGCCCGGAGTTGGATACTAGATGGCAAGGGCCGAACATCAAGAAGTATGACCCGGAGGAGTTGGCATTCGTAGCCAATGAGGACTTGATGAACTTCCCTTCGTACAACTGGTATCTAAAACTGCGGGGGCTGGAGGGTCGTATAGAGACCTGCCAGCTAGGGTACTGGAAAGGGTGGTACACCATACCCATGTTCGACAACGATGGACAGTTTCAGAACCTAGTCCTGCGAGCCGCACCACACATCGAGAAGTCCAGCGGCCTACGCTACTGGTTCACCGGCAAGGCATCCCTATACGTTCCCGATTGGCACAAGGTCAATACATCCCCATATGTATTCCTCGTGTTCGGGATGCTGGATGCCCTCACATTAAGTGAGCTAGGCTTTGCAGCGGTGACAGCGGGCGGCACACAGAACCTACGTACTGAGTGGTTGGAGGATATTCGTAAGCCCATTCTTGTCATCCCAGACCAGGACGAAGAACCCCTGGCGCAGAAGATTATCAGCAAGCTAGGGTGGCGTGGCAAGATGGTGAGACTTCCATACAGGGACGGCATGAAAGACCCGAACGACTTCCTTAGCAGGGGCAAGGGCCAGGAGCTTGGCATCTTCCTGACCAACACAGTAAGTGGTGTGAAGGCCCCGGATGGCGGAGTGCTGTCGAAGTCTGTCATGCGTAGATTAGAAGTACAAGCGACATGAGTTAGAGATGAAACTCATTACCATCACCAACATAAGGAACCTACCACCCAACTTCTACGGCTTCACCAAGGACGTACCACTGGAAGACTTGGCTGCATCCTTGGGCTATGTACCGGAGATAGTGTATTTACTAGAGACCCCAACGGCATCCTTTTTGGCCGTACCAGTAGAGAGGAGCAAGCATGGATTGGAAGAGCGCATCGGAGATAGTGTTTGGGAAAGGTATGTCCGGGGAAATACACCCGGACTCGGTGAACCCAACGAGCCTGTATCCGCCATACGACACAGCACTAATCCTGCTGAGAGCGGGGAAGAACGCATCGGACATGATAGTAGCGGGAGTACCGTACTCAGCGATAGAGGCGGCGATGTCAGCCGCCCAGGTAGCAGACAACGGAGACAGCTTTCAGTGGCTAAAGGTTCTGGAACAGACAGCATCAAGAGCCATCGGAGGAAAAAAGCTACGTAAGGAAGCTGACAAGCTAGAGCGAGGCGAAGAGGCAGATGTGGGGGCTATCATGACCATCTCTGCTCAACTGGAGATGGGGTACAAAGAACTTGTACCCATGAGTGACATCGACCCAAGCCAAGCAGCATGGGTTATGACGGGATACAAGCCCTTCGACGAGCACTTCGGCGGAGTGCCGGATGCCAGCCTGACTGTCATTGGGGCCAGCCCAGGGGTAGGCAAGACCAGCCTGATGCTGGAGGTAGCCAAGAGTTTGGCTAGAACGTACACAGACAAGAGCGTAGCCATCTTCACGCTCGAAATGCTGATGGCCCAAATCACCAAGCGCATGATAGAGATTGACAAGACCGTCAAGAAGAGCGAGATGAAGCGCATCCTACTGTCAGAAGACATCCTTGGAGTACAAGAGATTTACGCCGTAGGTGCTAGGCTCGCCGCCCAGATGCCATTGTCCGCCATCTGCATTGACTTCGCTGACCAGATTGTAGCGGGGGAGCAGACCGAGGCGGCAATGGGTCTCATCTACAGAACACTATCCGCTCTTGCCAAGAAACTACGCATCCCGGTCATCCTGTTGTCGCAACTGAACAGAGAGACATATACGGGCGGGGTTCCCCGCATCAACCACTTGAGATACAGCGGCTTAGCCGAAGCTATGGCTGGCCTTATCCTGCTCATCTACAACCCACACAACATCTTCGTAGAGTGGAAAGACCAGCAACTCCTGCCTATCGTGGGCGGCACTGGCTACATCATTGAAGGCAAGTCGAGGTATGGCTACCTACACGGTGGGCCGGGGGCAGTACAGGTGGATTGGGACGGCGAGGCTGGATGGGGTAAGGTATCTCGTGGATGGTTCAACTTAGGGGGTGGATGATGAGCAATATTACCGACCCATTACAACCCCCAACACCTGGGTTACAAGATGTTCTACCGTTGGTCATAAAAGACCTTTACGACAAAGCGGAGAGGGGTAAACTTAAGTACGGGACTTACTTACAGACCAATAACGGAAGGAACGCTTTGTTGGATGCCTATCAAGAAGCGCTGGATTTGGTTATGTATCTTCGTCAGAAACTTACAGAGATGGAGGATGAGTGAGCATCGTAGCAGGACTACCACCAGAGGCCAAGTCCGGCCAGCTTGTGTGCATGGACGTTGAGACGTTCGGCCAGAAGAAGAGCAGGCTACATAGGCCAGAAGGCACATTCGCCTGTCTATCCATCAGACTGGAGCATAGCGAGGATACATACCAAATCTATGACCAGCACGACATCAAGAAGGTATTGAGCCTAGTCAAGAAGGGTACATGGATTTTCCACAACTCCCTGTACGACCTCACCCAACTGAGACGGTTCGCTACCATTCAGCCGCGCTTCATATGGGATACCATGCTGGTAGACCAGTCCATGTGGGGCGGGTACTACGACAGCTACTCACTACGTTCGCTGGCCCGCAGACAGTTAGGTATCTTCATGGACAAGGAGATACGCAACGACTTCGAGACAGCTACCGTTATGACGCCAGAGATGGTTGAGTATGCGGCGGCAGATGTTGACTATGCTTTGCAGATTGCTGTGAAGCAGCAGGAGTATCGCAACTCCATCTACTTCAATGCATACATCAACGTTGACGAGCCTATGATATTCCCTGTGCTGGACATGAAGCCTATCAAGATAGACAGGCCGGAGTGGACAAGATATGTGGGCGAGTTGGCTATGCTGGCAAAAGAGACCGAGGCCAGACTTGGCATCAACTCCTACTCCCACCAACAGGTTATGTTGGAGGCCAGGAAGCACCACATCAACCTCAAGAACACCCAAGGTACTACGCTGGAGGAGTTCTCCGAGAACGAGTTCATCTCGGATGTCATTCTGGCTAGGCGGTATCGTCATGCGGTTAGTTCATATGGATTGAAGTGGCTGAACGACAACCTAGAAGAGGATGACCTTGTTTACGCAGCCTGTCATATCACAGGTGCAAAGACTGGGCGGCAGAGCTACTCCAACCCAAGTATGCAGAACGTACCGCAGAGAAAGCTGCCCCACTATCGTACCCTGTTTATCTCAAAGCATGGTAAGATGAGGGTATCGGACATCACTCAACAGGAACCTACCATCCTTGGATGGGAGAGCCAAGACCCGGTGCTATTGGCCTCTATCGAAGCAGAGGAAGACCTACATCAGGCCGTTGCTGATGAAGTAGGTGGAGATAGGAACACTGTTGGCAAGACGCTCAACCTTGGCATGTCCTATGGCATGAGTCCGAAGGGTGTGTCCAAGAGACTGGGCATCAGCGAGTCGGCTGGCAATGCGCTGGTTATGAAATACTTCACTCGCTACAAGGGTGTGTTCTCATGGATTTCTCAGAAACGGCAGGAAGCCTACAAGAACGGGTTCGTCACTACCGCATCACACCGGCGCATGTTCATCAACCCACATTCCCGCCACGCAGAGAACAATGCCATCAACTCCCCCATTCAGGGGGGTGCGGCTGACTTCACCAAGGTATGGCAGCGGAAGATATGGGAACGTAGGGAAGAGGTTCCCTATGAGTTCATGCTCAGCGTGCATGACGAAATCCTAAATGACCCCAAGCCCGAGGACATGAAAGCCACTGGTAGGGTAGAGGACGAAGCCTTTATAGAGGCTGCAAGTGTGCTTTATCCTAAAATCAAGTTCAGAAAAGAGACCAAGACTGGTCGAACCTGGGCTTGCAAACAACTCAAAGAAGGAGCAGATGATGACGAAGGTGAGGATTAAGGAAGTTGTGCAGGACGAGAAGGTTGACAGCGAGTACGGACGTGTTGCCGAGATTGCCCGCATCCTAAAGGATGATAGTCTGGAGGACATCATCACAGCCGTTGTTGTTCTATCCCTGCAAGGGAGGGGCTGGACAGGGCAGGACTTGGACTTGCTGGATAGTCCAGCCATTGAAGAGCGGGCCTATATCATCAAGAGTATGATGGTAGGCAACTATGTATAGCGGGAGGCCGATATGTCCAGGCTGTGGAAAACAGCTGGTGATGCCAGCAGGCCCGCCGAGCAGCCCTATCTTACTTGTAGCAGAGTTCCCAGGTGGAGAGGAAATGAAACAAGGACGCCCGTTCGTCGGGCAGACCGGGGACATTCTGACGGAGGAACTGGGGAGGGTTGGCTTGCAACTTTCCCAATTTCGTATTACGACCTTGTGGCTCCACCAGATAGCCAAGAAGGGCGAGCCATGCCCGATTGACTTCCACCTGCAACAGCTTGTGGGTGAGATGATTGGGCGTAAGGTCATCTTCCTCATGGGTTCGGATACAGTCAAGCGCCTGTGTAAGCAGAACATGACTGATGTCAGCAGTCTTAGAGTAGTAGGCCCATTCATACCGTCGGATGCGATAGCACTGGCATCCCCTAACCCCGCCATTGCCATGCATGGCAGCATAGGCGAGCTACGTCTCGCCTTCACTAGATTGTCAGAGGTAATTCGATATGTTTCCTAGCTCATCCTATGACCAACCAATTCGCCAGATTGAACCAGCAGATGTTGCCCTGTTCGATGAAGTAGATAAGGCAGTAGCAGAGTCCACTGTGGTCGGAGACCCAAGTATTGCATTCGATTTTGGTCTGTCGCTCATCCGCTCGGGGCTGTTGCGTGCCCATGCACTAGCCAAGCTGCTCTACAAGATACGCTCAGTATGGGAGTTGTTCTACATTGAAGAGCCGTTTGAAGATGTAGTGTTCGAGCGCATGGGTGTAGCCAAGGCCACCGTAGACAAGTACGTCAAGATGTGGGAGGCTATCTTTGAGAACAACTACATCACTCAGGACACCAAGCAGAAGCTCATGGGAAGACCTATCCGTGACCTGCTTATGCTTACCGCCGCTGCCAGGGAGGGGTCTCTTGATGACGAAGGTCTCATGAGGGCGGCTGATGCCCCTGACCGGGCATCCATCCGAGAGATAATTCGGGATGCAAGAGGAGAGGCTACATCATCCGGCTCCGCCCTGATAGGCAAGCTGGTGTGGCGCGATGATGCAACTTATCCAAAAGGTACACTTCTTGCAATGCTCGAAGGACAGACCTTTGAGGCAGGATGGTTGGATGTGAACTCCACCGAAGATGCAGTACAGAGACTTATCGAGCGCATCAGGAACAATACCCCAGTGTCGGAGGCGTAATGAAGATTACTGGTAACTATCCAACCATAATCCGCCGCCGCACCGGACTGTTCTCCTTGGACGTGGCCCTTGGTAGACTGGGCAGTCTTGGCATCTCGATGCGTACCTTAGTAGAACTGTATGGCTTCGAGGGCGTGGGGAAGTCTACTCTATCCTACTATCTAGCTGGTAGATTGGCTGAGGATAAGGACATACTAATCTGTGACCTTGAACTCCTTGACCAGAGCTACCTGCCATCTGCCATTGGGACGGAATACAATGGTACGGTTCACATCTCCGATACAACTGACAAGAAGGGCAAGCCTGTCTCTCATGAAGTGATGTTACAAGAGATGGCCGATAATCTATACAAGCCAGAGAACGGGGTCGCTATTCTGGACAGTGTAGGCGGCATCATTCCAGTAGCAGAGGGGGCTGGTGATTTCGGAGAGGCGTTCATGGGCAGAAGAGCCAAGTTGGTAGCACAGTTGGCCCGCCGCCTCATGGCCCACCTACGCAATAAGGATGACGCTGCCGAGGCCATCATTGTGAACCATGTGTACGCCATCCTGGGGGCCAAGGGCGGGTATAAGTCAGCCGGTGGAGACGCCCTCAAGTTCCTGGCCCAGACACGCCTGATGTTGTGGGTGAGCGAGATACTTGCCGAGGAGAGCGGCACAATATACGGCTCTCTGGTAAAGGGCAAGGTCGAGAAGAACAGGTACGGGGGTAAGGGGCGAACCTTTGGCTTCTTCACCATACCTAACTACGGCGTCCATGCTGGAGCATCTGCCATGTTTGATGCGTTTGGTTTGGGGCTGGCAGAGCGAGATGCTAAGGTGAAGATAGACGGCAAGGCAATAGGGTATCTCAAAGCAGACCTACTCAAAGCTGCTCGTGATGGCAATCAAAAGAAGTTCGAGCCGTTCCAAGAAGCCATACAGAAATATGAGGAAGAATGGATGAGTTCAGGATTTCCTTCCCTGCCGGATACAGAGCAAGAACCATCCGAGTTGGAAAACTTAGCCTAAAGCTGGTAGAGGGGGTTTGCTACCCCACAGGCATGGTGTGTGGCATAGACCCCGGAGCCAACTTCGGGGTCACACACGTCCATCATGAGAAAGTGTATGTGTACTTCGGCCACCTCATAAAGCAAGAACATCGCTATGACTATGGCTCGGAGGCAATACAACTCATGATGGGACTTAATGTTGGGTCTGACCTGGCCCTGGTAGAAGATGCAGCATTCCATAAGCAGATGGGGCAGGTGGGGCTGGCAGAGGTACGCTTTGGATTCTACTTTGGATTGAGACAATCTGGCGTTAAAGACGTAAGAATGATTCCTCCCATGACCGCACGTAAGTTGGCTTTTGAAGATGGGCGTATTCAAGCTATGGATGTATGGCCCTTACTCAATCATAACGCGGCTGATAGTGTAGCCATAGCACTAGCCGCTCTGAAACTAAAGGAGCAAGAAAGTGAACAAACCGAAAATTCTGGTTGACGACGCAGTTGTAGCGGTAAGAAGTTATCAAGGAGAACCATACCATGCCTTACTTGCAGACCCTCCGTATCACCTTGACACCATCTCCAAACGTTTTGGCAAGTCCGATAGTGCTCCCGCCAGATATGGGACAGACGGGGCTTTCCAGCGGGCCAGCAAAGGATTCATGGGCCAGTCATGGGACTCTGACGTGGCCTTTAGACCAGAGACTTGGGACGCTTTCAAGGCCGTTCTATACCCAGGAGCTTTTGGTATGGCCTTTGCCGGAGCCAGAACTTACCATCACATGGCCTGTGCTATAGAAGAGGCTGGCTTCATCATCCACCCCATGATTGGATGGGTGTATTCAAGCGGTATGCCCAAAGCCACCAAAATACGGGTAGACGACCTGGTATGGGATGGATATAAGTACGGGCTTGGGGTGCAGAAGCCAGCCCTGGAACCTATTTGTGTGTTCCAGAGGCCGTATGAGGGTAGACCTATTGAGAACATTGTCAAGACTGGGGCGGGGGTATTCAACATTGAGGGCGGAAGGGTAAAGTCAGACGCGCCTTACGTCATCAATCGCTTTGATGATGGAGCCAAGCCATTTGGTGGAGGAGCGGGGCATGAATACACTACTACAATGGAAACCAATGGGCGATGGCCTGCCAACTTCATAGGCGGAGACCTTCCTCCTTATTTCTATCAGCCCAAACCCAATGCCAAGGAGCGGGACGCAGGATTAGACGGCAAGAACCCCCACGCAGCCATCAAGCCCATTGACCTGAACAGATACCTGGCTACCTTACTACTGCCCCCTGAGATGTATGCACCTAGAAGACTGCTCAATCCATTTGCAGGAACGGGGAGCGAAGCTATAGGTGCAGCGCTGGCGGGGTGGGAGCAGGTGGATGCAATAGAAATAGACCAGGCATATGCTGAAACAGCCCTCTTAAGAATTAATCACTGGATTCCAGATATGTAACAGCCCTGCTCAGGGCTACGGTATTGTCATAGAAAAGCCCAAGCCCATGATTACAAGGCTTACATAACAGCCCCCGTATTGCGCCAGTGTCGTGGTTAATGAATTATTGAGTTACGCGGTAAGGACTTTGCGTTGCTCTTTGTCTAAATCTGAGCGACGTAAGCGACCCGGCGCTCCGCAATTTCTACATCTAAACGCATCATATCTACCCGCTGGAGTATAGTAGAAGCCTTTCGACTGCAAATTGCTACTCCCGCAAGTAACGCAAACTTCTATCTCCATATTCCCATAGAGGCCGATGTTGGGGTGGGATTTTATCCAGGGCCGGATACGAACGTATAGCTCTTCCAGTATCACTACATCGTGCTTGTTATAGTCAACCATCTTGTCGAGTGCTTTTTTGTTCCCCGCGTAGCAATCCACCCACAGTTGAAAGTTGGTCTCTCTCTTACCATCCAACTCCATCAGCATATTCACATAGTCCAGGGCATTACTGCTGAATGAGAATGTACTGCGGGCCTTCTCAAGGGTGTCTATAACTTGGTAGTACATAGGGGGGAGTATCTCATGTAGGATGAAGCGGGTGTTCATCAGTTTGATGTCGAACCGCTTTCCATTGTGGGCGATGATTATGTCGGCCTCATCCAGCAGCGCCCACATGGACTCTACAATGCGCCGGTCATCCTTATGGCGGGCCTCTTCTGGTTTCAATACACCCGACATAATCTTGTTATCGAACAGCCACTTGGCTGCCCATGACAGGATGAACTTGTCGTGTATGACCTGATGGTATCGAACCCACTGTTTCCCCAAATCCCAGACGAAGGCTTGTATGGGGGCGCACTCAACATCGAATATCAGAATCTTTGGCATAGCCGTGTCTTCGTGTAATGACAGCCCCTCGAAGCATCGCGGATGTGCGGCTTTGGTATGTCCGTGTTTGCAATATTGAGCAGACAACTGTGTCTCTCCTTGGTAATAGCTTCGTAGCCACCCTTGGTCGGGGTGGCTACTGTCTGTTGGATTTGGTTATTTGAAATGGGCGGGCAGCGGCACTTCTGAGTCTAAGGCTCTGAGCTTGAACGTCTGGGCGTCTGCCACAAATAGCTCGGCAATTACCAGAAAGACGATGGGCTGTAGGCCCCCGACCACATATGTGGCTACCGCAAAGGCAACCGGGTCAGAGATGAAGGTCAGGCCCAAGGCCAGTCCTCCAAAGACTAAATCTCCAACAAGTGTCCAGAGCTTGGCGTCCGCAAAAAGTTTGTATTTCATGTTCGTTGTCCTTTATTTGACTCTGAAAATTCTTACGAAGAATCGACGTACCGCCTGTGCCACACGCAAAGGTGTGCTGACTACGTACCGCACGAACCCCCACAAGCAACCGACTTGCTCCGGTGCTTTGGACTGGCCCTTGTCATGTTCCGGGGCCGGTCTGGGAATGGGGTCATTGTGCTCGGGGTGGTCTGGATGAGGAGTGTCTTTCTCTTTTGGCTCGTGCTTCTGAGCCTGGTCATCGCCGCTCTCGTGGGTGACAGGCTCGTCTTTATGGTCTTTCTTGTAGGGATGCTCGCGGTCATCTTTCCTATAGTGAGCTTCCTCGGAATGTCCAGGACTGTCTGGTCGTGGTGTCATCTTGGTACTCTCCTACCGTCTGGATAGACTGGCCTTGGTTCTGGTTCTATCAGTTTTCCGATAACGAACAGCCGCCCCCACGCCCACTCGTTGTCTTTGACTATACACGTCTGCAAAATCAAGGCCCCTTCAATACCGTAGGTGGCATGGAACACCTGTGCCGCCGTGTAAAACTCGCCATCCGCCAGGTCAATGAAGTTACTGTAGGGGGAGGTGGGAGTTAGGGCCTGAAAGTGCCTTAATCTTACCACATTATACTCTTCTGATGTGCCGTCGTCATACTCTATTGTAATCCTATCCCCCAACCCTATCACAGGGAAGATGCTTCCCGCTAGCTTATTGTCTGCCAACAGCCCGCGAGAGCGGCCATATACTAAAGCCTGAGCGAACTCCGTTACACGCTCACCTTTGAGCGATACGAAACCCGCATCGTCTCTTGGCTGTTGCACTACTGCATAGGAGAACAGTCGCGGTATGGAAACGTTGGTCACAAGAGCTTCTGTATATGCTGGTATGAACGCTGCCAACAGTGCTATGGAGAACAGTGCAGTCTTTAGCCTAGCGCCCTTCGTAATACTGAATCTCATTAGCTTTTCTTCCCAGCCCCCCAATAGCGGTGTGGTTGGTGCGGGAGAAGTAGAAGCCCACGATAAGGAAGAAGGCATTACTCAGAATGGATGGTATCTGGTGGCTTGGGTCATCGCTGAATCCTATGTGAACACCAACAGTGACACAAGCTGTTGTAACCACTAGAGCAATTATTGATTGCGTATACTCCCAAATACGATTGATGTCTCGCTGACCCTTAAGAGTCATGTCCTCTTGTTCGGTTGTCTTGGGAGGAAGAGGTGGAGCGGGGATAGGTGTAATGACTGGTTGCACGACAGATACCTCCATACCAGGTAATGTTGGTTGTGTTTCACCCATTATAGAACCCCTTTACCTACCCGCATCACAAAAGGAAACGATTTCTTTGAAGAGCCCGCGGTGGTAAGTTCAAACTGGGCTTCCCAATCACCGTGCCGGTCAATGTCTCCTTGTGCTGGGGTAAACTGGACAACGCCGTCTGCTCCAGTATTAACAAATGTCACCGTCCAGTTGACAGACTTCTGGGCGTCGGGGGAGCGAGCATGGAGGGTTTTGGTTGAGGTATAGGCGGACACATCCTCTGGATTGCCGTCATCATCAATCAGGGTGACGATGATGGCATCCCCATACTCTCCTACATATACATCGGTGAGAAGGTTTACTGTAGCCATTACTCTCCATACAGTGTATCGTTGAACTTGACCTCGGCGGATGGGTTCTTGATGAGTCGGGCTTTGCCGGTAGTCTGCTTTAGGAGAACCTCTCCAGTGGTAGGAACAACCGCCCGCACAAGGTACGTATCCAATTCTAACAGAATATTGGGACGATTACCAATTGGGAATGACACCATCCCGTCGAAGTTGTGACCATAGAACAGGTCGTATAGCGCACCAATTACCGGATACTGCGCCTGAATAGGTGTCTGTACGCTGGCCCGCAGAGGGGACTGAGTCCAACCGGAATAGCTATAACCGACGGGGCTGTAAGTATCGTCGATAGTCGCAAGTTCTGGAAGTGTAACAGAGTCCAGGACGGCCACATCACCCGAAAATGGAGATTGAACTATCCCAGAATAGTCGTACTCTACGTCGTAAGTCTCATCAATTCTAGGCAGTTCCGCTAGCGGTTGGAAATCTTCTACATTCCCAGGCGTCTGCCACGTTACGAAGCCAGAGTAGTCGTGCTCTTCGCTATACGTCTCATCAATCTGAGTAGCTTCTGGCAGAATGTATGGTTCAATAACATCGCCGGGTATCTGCCAACTTACGTGACCCAGATAGTCATACTCTACATCGTAGGTTTCGTCTATAACCGGCAGTTCGGCGAGAGATTGAAAATCTTCTACATTGGCAGGCATCGGCCAGCCAAGATGCCCTTGATAGTTATACCTTACATAGAACGTCTCGTCGATTTGAGGAAGCTCAGACCTGGGCGTAATATCTGTCGGCGCAATGACATCAGTCGGAGTTTGCCAGGAGACAAATCCGTTATAGTTGTGCTCTTCGTTGTATGTTTCATCTATCTGGGGCAGTTCTTGTAGGGCGATAGCAAACACATCCGCCCGCATTGGAGCTTGTACCCATCCACTATAGTTATGGTCTAGGTAGTACGTCTCGTCAATTTGAGGCAACTCTTGACGAATGCTCTCATCTATTGGAATTACGTCAGTGGGCGTCTGCCAATTAGTGTGGCCGCTGTAGTCGTATTCAACGTTATACGTTTCATCAATATCTGGATAATACATCGAACTAGAGGGCTGAGCAGCTTCCGCCGCCACAAAATTTTCAATCGCCAGCGCCCCCCAAAGCCGGGCCGTGCCGGTGTCCGTTGCCCCATAGTTCCACACGGGGCCGGTACTGCCCATATTGGTCAGCGTCGCCTCGTGCCCCGCCGCCCCGGTGTGCGTGGGCAGGTTTATGCGGTCATCCGAGAGCGACTGAGTGTTGCTGTCCGCCGCCGCATCTTCATCGCTGATGCTCTGGGTGTAGACTTCATCGGCGTCTGCCAGAACCACCCCGATTGTTCCGCCGTCCGCGTCGGTTTCTATCGTGTCCGCGACCGCTGCTCTGGTCGCCAGGTACATGATGAACTGTGGCGTAAAGCCGGGGTTGCTGTCGGTGTTGCTGCCTGTTGCCGTGGGCGTGGTGTAGGTGTAGACCTTCGACCCAACTACCGGCGACGACCCGAAGCGCATAGCCAGCCACGCATAATCGGCGTTGGATGGCGCTCGTCCGCCGCCGAGCTGCACGTCCCAGCCTGAGCTATCGAATGCCTTGAATTCGCCGGTGTAGTCCAGTCCACCGGTGCTGATGAGTTTGGAGATGGCTTCGCCGTCGCGCATCTGGGCGTTCGCTTGCGATGCGCTGAAAGTGTTCCGGTTGGAGTGTGAAATGCCTCGTTGCGTCACTGTCCCGGCCCGGTTATTATGTACCACACCAATTCCCGCATTGCCCTGGTCGATGACGCTATTCCAGAACGCGAGCACCACATCGGCCTCGAAGCCGACGCTGGTATTGGCTATCAAAGCATCAGCGGTGTTGCCCAAATCCTGCCGCCCGACGCTCACGCTCAGGTCGGTTCCGGCGAAGAAAATAGCCGTAATCAGGAAGGCCGATGCCGGAGCGTCCGTCCAGTTGATGGTCACTCCGTCCGCCTGGAAGGAAACGAAGCTAGCCAGGGCCTCTACTACGCCATCCGCCGTGCCGTCGTAGATGGTCAGGATACGGTCGGCAGTTACGTCCTGGTCAGACCGGTTGTCCATCGAGGCTTGGGCGTGTTCGGCCTCATAGCTCCCTGTCGCTTCGTTTGTGCCGTCCGAAAGCCCCCAATAAAATCCCGCACCGTCAACCGCCGCGCCGTCCGCCGTAGCTCGCGTGGCAATCAAAAGCACGGCCTTGGGGGTCAACCCTACCAAGTCGTCTGTACTAATTGTTTGATTGCCTGTGCCGGTATTAGCGGCAACACGAGTAACCGCGACAGTTACGCCCATGATATAATCATCTCCAAGACGTATCCTTTTCGGGGTACATCAGCGCATAGGCAGGGAACGCCCCTAATGGTTGTTCGGCGGGCAGAAGTTGGTTCAGTAATGAACCTAACCGACGATGCCAGACCACTGATGTACTCCGACAAGAATGTGTCTTTTTCATCGGCTATATTCCCAGCTTACTCCGCACAGCAGCAGGGGTGTCGTATCCGGGCGGTAGAGTACCACCGGGAGGGCTGTTGCCCTCTCGATGATTAGCCAAGACAATTATTGAGTGGATGCCGTGCACGTACAGCGCACGGTTAGCGAGCGCCGTGGCCGATGTGCCACTTGGCGCGTTGGCAATAAGCGCATCCAGCTCTGCGGCAGCAGCCGTATCCATTCCCAAGTAACCCTTTATTCCCGCCGATGTGACACGCCCCATGAGAAGTTCTATCATTGCCGCATAGAAAGCGTGCGTGGCAATGAACGGCTCTTCCCGATACGTCAGTCGCTCTACGAGTGCCATGTTTAATTCTCCGGGCCTATCCAGCCTGATGCTATTGCACCCGGCGCGGTTTCTGCGCAAACAACCCCGCCACAGAAGTAAATGTTGCGTGGAGGATTACTCGTAATCGTTGTATTCGAGGTCTTTATCAGTGTCAGAAAGTCCCCATAAGAGCCGATGAACATATTTTCCATCTTTATAGGAAAACAATCGTCACTAGGAATGGTGCAATCCAGTGGAAGAACCAACGTACCAAATCTATCTGTGTAGCCCTCGGCGGTAATACGTCCTACCTCAGGGTTAGTATCAAAATCTACTAAATTGTCCCATGACGCCGGAATTATCCCGCTAACCTCGTGTATCGCTGTAGTACTGTTGTTATACTTACATCCAATTGGATTGTAAGTTACTCCACCATCCGACGAACATACAAAAGGGAAAGTAAATGGATACACCAAATCTCGACTATCCAAAACTTGATAAGTATCCCGTACTCTAAAAAGAAGTTTCAAAATAGTTGAACTCGCAGGACGCGGTTCACCCGGAAATCCAGTAGGCTTAGAAGTCCAAATACTGTTTGTATTCAAATTTCTATCTCTGATAAACGACAAAGTTGACCGACAACCAGTAAGTTCCAAATAAACACAATCTATTGTGAAATATGGGCCACGCGGAGAGACATATTCAGGAAAAAAATTATCTGGATAAGGTAAGACAGTTCCTTGATAAGGCGTCACCCGCTGGCCGTAGTCCTCCAGTTGGGATGTATAAAGCGTACCGCAATCGCTGGGGTTGGCTGGGTCACACACTAACAAGAAACCCTCTGCGGAGTGTATTCGGGCATTGAACTCTACCGCGTAGTTGCCGAAGTTGTGGTACTGGATGGCGGCGGCCTTCACACACCATTCCGCGCCCTCAAACCCCGCAAGGCAGCCATGAGGGTTGGAGATAATCGCGTCCCACTTTTCCCCGCCGTGCTTCAAGACGTTCTCGATGGGTGAGGATGGATTAGTTGAGCCTATTTGCACCCCGCCCAGGAAGGACTCTATCCCTGGCAGGATTGCGTCCATCTCTGGCGTAAACGGGTTTGTCCCATGTTCATGGTCATAATGACACCCCCGCATACTATCCCAAATAGTATGAAATTCAATATAGTTGTGAAGTAGCCCACTATCAGGACATAGAGGCGCTTCGGGATAAGGCTCCACTACCGAATTTGGCGTAGGTGTAACAGTAGCCTCTGAGGTTGATGTTACGATTGAGGTGACTGTTACGATTGGAGTAGCCGAGGGGGTCACAGTAGGCGTAAGCGTATCTTCCACAACAATGGTTGCTGTTGCAGTAGATGTATGTGTGGGTGTATTCTTTGCTGCTAATACAGAAGAAAGGGGCGGCAATGACCGACTGGCAGTAACGCCAATAGCAAACCCTATAACAACCAGCGCCAGCAATGCAATAGATTGTCTTTTCATATTACACCTTTTTCAACGTAAATAACCCCGCTCATCACGGGGCCATACTCGAAGAGACAGATGAGCCATGTCATCATGGCTCCTCCCTCTTAGAACTCGTCAACTACGACATGGAGGCTAACGGATGACGTACCGACAGCAGAGCGCAACGAAATCTGGCCCGAGTTACGAGCGATGATTTCCTCGCCTGGGCGTGCCACCCACCGATACACGCCACCATTTGCATTCACTGGAATACGTAGCATGACGTTGCCGATGGTAGGCTGTGCCGCCCAAGCAGTTGCGTTGGTGAAGCCAGCAGCCGCAGAATCCGGCTCCAGAGGCTCCATTGACACGCCACCAGATGGGGTCGTCCCACCAGTTGAGCGAGCAACACGCAACTCATTTGCAGCCGAAGCCGTACCCATGCCGCCGACAGAAATCTCGACGACACGAATGCGGCGGTTTGCCGCTGCAATGAGGGTCAGCAAATCATTGGAAGTGCTGAGCGCCGTGTTCGATACTGACATTGCATAATGAGCCATTTCAAATCTCCTTGCCCGTTTGGGCGTTTAGTGGTTCATATAACCAAATTAATTGCCGTACTCTCCGACAAGCACTGTCATAGATAGAGGCCCGGCTCCTTGAATTGCCTTGAAAGAAATATGCTCACCCACCCTATTTGCGGAAACCGGACTGTCTCCTTCACCGTGCCGGTAATCCCAAACAGCTATGCCTCCATCGGAGTTAACTACTAATGATGTAAGCACGTCCTGTACAGTTGGCTGTACGACAAATGTCCAACCAGCAAAAACGTTGGACAAAGTTTCACCCTCCGGTTCCAGTGCCATTAAGGATACCCCGTCCGTGTAGGTCTCTATGATACTTCTCGTGATTTGAACCTCGTTTGGAGAAGACGCTATACCCATCCCAAAAAGGGTGACTTGCAGTAATACGATTCTCTTATCGGAGTTCCCTTCGAGAATCATAATATGTTCACCTGGGGTGAAGGTGAAGTTAGTCCTGGACGCAGAGAATACACTCCATGCACTCATAGTTCAATTGTACCAGTTCAGCTATGCGAAATCAACTGGAGTGCGAGGCGAGGTACTGCTCGGTCTCTGACCGGGTTCGTAACTCAACATCAATCTTGCGAAGGATTTCTGCAAGTTTTGCCAATTGAATAGGCAAAGTGTCGAGCGTCCCAGTGATGGGGACATTGCGAATAATTTGCGATATGACGCTAAGCTCTTCATCTGTAAACATAGTGTCTCCTATGGCGCTGTAGTTGAGTGAAGCTCCAAATAAACAGTGGCGGCCTTTGCGCGGCCAACATCAGATTCAATCGCCCCAATAAGGCGATTGCAATAATTACACAGAAGACCTCGGACTTTTCCCGTCTCATGATTATGGTCTATCATGAATGTTCCACCAGGGGAGAAATCAAGGTGCGCTAAGAGAATGAACCCACGTTACGGAAGTACCCGTAAGTGGCAGATATTTATAGCGAACAGTTCCAGAATCATTATACTGGAACACTATTTTTTCATTTCTGATGTATATGTGGCCCTCAGAAACCAGAGAATTATTCGTAGGATTGGGAGGAGTGGCAAACATAGCAGACCCATTCCCTCCATTCATCCCCAAGTATGTACTGCCTCCAGACGGCCCGCCAGAAAACAAGACAGCTTCTCCTCCCGCCGAGATTCCTCCTCCTTGTGTCCCCTGCCCAGAAATGATAAGGAACCTATTTATCTGCCCTGGGTCTTCTCGGATAGCTGTGCTAGGAGTCGAACCCTCTGTTAGTTTTACATAAAAGACTATGCCCCCGTTCCCTCCGGGAACCAGATTCCTGATTCTAAGCTCATCACTCAACCCACTTTTGAAGTCAATAAGACCCCGATTATTGTTAGAGTCGCCAAAAGATAGCCCAGAATCCTGGTCATTCTTTATGAAAATGCCTACACTATCAACTATGACATCCCCCGCCCCAGCATACAGCTTACCATCTGAAATTTTGATTCCAACTTGTAGGATGTCATTCTCTACGCCAGCAAACTGCCACTCTTCCGCCCCGTATGTGAACCCAGGATACCCCATGCGCACACCAGTAAATCCCATGCCTGGTTCCTTATTGTTTCCAGAGCGGAATTCACCAGAGGAAATTAGTCCAGCATTGTGGGAAATCATATCCAAGGAATAAGCCTGGACATAGTTGGGCGGGATTTGGGTAAGGTGGTCTAGTCGGTCAACCACATCATCCAACACTTTTTTGAGTTCTTGAATGGTCATCTCAGCCATTGATATATTCCTGCATCTGTGACTGACGGAACAGAACTCCGGTTAGGGATGGGTTCCAATCATTCAGCCACGTAGTTTCAGTATCGTGTTCGGGAGACCAGTCTCCGCCCTGGTGTAGACGAATGTTACGGTTCATCCAATCGTCCAGCCTGGCCTCGTCATAGACCTCCCATTCCCAAATAAGATACTGGGTGTAGCCCATCTCTGCCAGCACTAGCGTCTGCTCATCGTCCTTGCGCATACGCATGAACTCTTCGTGCGTCGGCCCCATTGGATTGATGACTATTCGTAGTTGCGGAAACAAGAAGTCAGCCACGATACCGCCGAGGTCAATACGCCCGCCCTGGAGTGAGTTATGCATACCAAAACCTTCTGCTATGTAGGTATGTTTGTCTACTTCCAAACGAGCAATAGGCACATTGCCTATTGGTTCTACAGATACAATCTGTACCTGCCGTATCTTAGTCAGTTTACCAAGTTTTTCTAGGTTCAAATATTTCAACTTGGCAGGACAAACAGAACCAAGAAAACGAAGACACTCCGCTCTACCGCCAGCCAGCCTACAATTTACAACCTTGCGGTATCCATTGTCATAAGACCGATGATACCTGTTGTCGGTATAGTCATAGTTTGTAAACTCATAGCCCAACTGTTCGGCATACTCGTTGAATCGGTCAAGCATGATGGACTTGTTCTGACCAATTGTAACAGAAAGACTATGACCTCCGGTTTGTGTCTTTCCATGTACGACTGCCCCCTCCCCATCAAAAAATCCGGCCACCCATCCAGCTTCCCTGGAATCGTCGGCGTCCCAAACATCCACAAAGACAGGGACATATCCTCCTATACGTAAATTCTGTGTCTCTACCCAGGAATATCCAGTGTTCCTTCCCCAATCGCGCCTATCTGGGGAATAATGAACCAACCAAGGATGATTGGGGGTGGTAATGATTTCTCTTCCATCAGACAACTTGACTTTGTAGGCTTCCATATCTTCGACTTTATTGAAAGTAACCGTTCCTTTCGTCCACTTGCGCATTGGGTCGCCGTCTTCGGTAAAGCTAAGTAACTCGTCCCCGGCCACCAAAGAACCCGCATCAACCCACCTCAAGTCTGCGGTAAGAACCTTATGATTACTAGCAACACAGGACTGGAAATCGAAGTCGACTCCCGGAATCATGTGGAACATCTCTACCAGATACTTGTATATGATTCTTTCTGGAAGTGTACCACGTACCAGGGAATGTGGGACGGCGCGGGCTTCTAGCTCATCCTCACCAACCTTTGGGCGGCGAATACCTCGGCGATGCAGCACGAACCACCAAGGGTCGCGGTTGATAAGCTCATGCCTAATAAGCGTCCGTGTTTGGAATTGAAGAGGACGCTTTGCAGGCTGGGGCAACTTAATGCGTTTCTCAGTCTTGAAGCGTGGCGCTCTAATCTTGGTGGAGTACCCTCTACCTCTAGCCATTACATCACCACCAAGTTGACATTAATCCTGTATTCAATACTGAACCCGCCTTCTTCGTTATCGCCTCTGCGCTCCAGGGGTATTTCAGTCATGGATGAGATGTAGGCATAGTAGTGGTCTCCCACCAAGTCAGTGAACTCAATGGTCGCCTTACTATCCCGCAGTTTTCTAATCTCCTTGACTACCTTACTCGGAGATGTGGGGTTGGCATACATCCCATGCTCCATGTTGGGAGCGGCCAGGATGTTGAAGTTGTACCCGTACCGAACGTCCGGGCGCATGATGAACCGAAGTGTGAAGCTCTCCAGTACGGGTGTTTGAGTAGCGGAATTAGTAACGAACTCAACCCTCAATTGTATATAGTTGAACTCAACGGTATGGTTGCCGCCTGGGTCTCGTAGCTCCACTACTCCATTGCGCTTAATGTCCGACCAGAACACCCAATCACCATCGTCCAGTTTGTAGTAAACCTTCATGTATCTGAGGGTGGTGACATTGCTTACTTCCATCAGCAAGGACGTGGCGGACTTCACCACTCGACGGAAGCCCATGTCCAGGCGAGATGTAACGAGCGCATGAGTCCCGGTGGTAGGGAAGGCAGGGTATGGGAACTCTCCATCCTTGGAGGGATACCATGCATAAGTTCTGTGTGTCGAACCATCCGAGTACCCGTATAGAATGGTATCGGAATCGGCATTGAACGTGCGCAAGGCGTCGAAGTACATGGCCGTTGTTTCGGGGGTAGCAGACGTTCCATCGGTCATGTCGAACATCTTGTGCCAGGATGCCCCATCCCACGAAAGTAACTGGTACTTTGGATAGGCAGCATCGCTGGTCTGCCCAATGCAATATAGGAAGCCGCCGCCCTGCAAGAAGGCGATGTATTTCTTGAAGTGTACGTAAGGGAACTGGTCAGACAGAGGTTGAGGTGTGATGTCTGACACCCGCGAGCCGTTCCACTGATAGATGTGGTCACGCACTGGGAATATGAGTAGACCATTAAAGATGGTCATGGTCTCGAAGTTCTGAGGAGACTGCTCCTTGGTCAGGTCGATAACGTTGCGGGCAATGTTGTCATCGCCGATGTGCCACAGGCCATCTCTGCGGGCTACATATAGATTGCCTGCGTAGACAACCGCCCCTATGGTTGGCTTGTTTCCAAGTCCCACATATATGGCATCCGGGTCTGACGTAGCCCCTTCCAAATCGCTAAGGTCTTCTTGGTCGCTATAATGAACTCGGTTGGAATTGTCCTTGCCAGCGTAGATAAATCCCTTATGGATGATGAGCCATTTGTAATCTGTAGAGGTGGTGCTTAGGCCCGCCTCCGAGTCAACATCGGCCTGGCTAATTTTGCGAAGGCGCTGTCCGTCGGGGGCATAGAACAGATAGTCTTCGGTTGCCAATAGGAAATTGATGTCACCGATTACAGACTGAGTAGCTGGCTTTAGAGACACACCAATAGCGGCATAGTCGCGGGCGTTTGTCCAACTCCACGTCATTGTGTTGGTGGCAGCCCCGGCCTCATATGAGCCAGCACCCTGGCCTGAATTGGCTCCGGCTACTCCAGTTGATGACAGGAAGTCTTGTGTCTGGTTTGCGCCTATGATTATAGCATCAGCCCCGCCACCGGCTTTGAATAGCATGTCAATAGTTAGCTCGTTGGCTGCACTTGACACCGCTATAGATGAGGATGTGCCATTACCAGAGGTGGATACGGCAGTTCCAAACGTGGTAGTTTGATGAACGTATAGATAGGTAGCAGCCCCCGCCACCACTGTACTAGCCGCGCCGAGAGTAACAACAATATCGGCGGTAGCTGGGGTTGGGTTCTTCAAGTACCATATCTGTGCCTTGGGGCCTGCACCAACCGTAGCTAGCTGAGTAAGAGCTACTCCGTCAAATGTCACCCCACTAACGGTAACATTGTTGCGAACCCCAACCCGAACTACGAGCAGTCTATTCTGGCCCAGGCTGGTGACAACATGCCTAAAGGTGAGTTCGTCCGCCGCCGAAGCCATCGCTCTGGAAACGTCGGCTTGCTCTATATTTGAAAACGTAGGGGTTGACCAAGCAAGAGCGCTGTATAAGTCGCTGGTTCTGCGAAGCCCGCCTACCCCGTAGCTGTATGCATATCCATTGAACGTGGCATATCCGCGCCTTTGGCCGCCCGCAGTAGCGTCTGTTATGTACTCCAGAGCATTCATCATGACACGCCCAGAATGGCGGGTATCCAAGTGCCCATCCGTGCGCATGTACCCCTGTGGGTCGGTGTGCCACGGGAAACCAAAACCGTGCTTCCAGTCCGTCATCATCAATGGCTGATACAGGTTGAGGTCGGACATCACAACAGAGCCGCCGGGAGTGGCGGCTCGGGGTGCAAAGTCGATGATGTCCTTCACCCGATAGGATGGCAAATCAATCTTGTACCACTTGCCATTCAGGGCGATGTCTCCGGGCCTGTCTGCCATAGTATGTTATCCGTGCCAACCAAGAGGGTCTAGTGTATCACGATACTGAGAGTCTTGGTCTTCCCAAACAGTTATGTCCAGGGTGTGCGGGTGGAACCTGCCAAGAATTTCATCCGCCCGCTGTTGGTAACGAACGCTCTCAGCATAGTGCATCTCACGATTGAAACGATTGTCGCTAATGGCTTGGCCGTGCAGAATTGAGCAGGCCCGAGCCACAATGTATTCTTTAGGGACGAGGGTGGTATCAGTTTCAGCTGTCAGGCCGGTTGGATGAACCAAATACTCAATGCGAATGCGCATACCGTACAAGGAGGGGTAACGGCTCTTTAGATACAGGGCGTCGGGGAACTCTTTGGAGTCCCATCTAGCCGCTCGCACCTGATACCAGTCACTCACTTCCTGAATTGGATTCCATACAGCATACTTGGATGTGGTGTCAGGAACGGTAGCCCATGCAACGGCAACATTGATTTGGTGTACGCCGGTAAGACTGGCTACGCTGCGAACCTGGCCCTTACCAGTACCGGCATAGATGCTGACCAAATAAGAGCTTGTCACTCCAGTGAAGTCAACCACGCTATCAGTGATGGACGATGCACCGCCAGCCGTAGCCAGACCCCGTATGACACTGGTAGCTCTTTCTATCCATAGCTTGGCCGGAAGCCACACCTTCTTGGCTAGTCCAGTAAGGCTGTACGTAAGCTGGTCTTCACCCAGCACCGTGGTTTGGTCTGATGCCGACTCTGGGAAAGCCTTGCCATCCATCTCTATAGCCCGATTGATTGCTCGATGAAGCTCATACGAATTCCATATGGCATGAATTTCGTAAGTGTCTCCAGTAGCTAGGCTGGCTATGGGTTGCTCCAGGATGGCTGTGTTGGTGTTCGCCAGAAACGTAGTGATATATGCCGACTTCTGTGTTGCAGGGCGATACAACCATTGTCCCGCCCAGAAGTCGTCCCCCTGCGTCAAGCCAGCATCGACAAGCTGCGTGGTGGTAGTACCCGCATCTGCTGTTTGCCCGCCATTGAAACGCCGAAAGAAGGGCATCTTCATCTCAGTACAGATGTCCTGTCTTAGCTGTGCAAGGGTGTACGTGGTCTCTGCCATTGGTTATAGGTAGCAGAAGCTAGAGGCGAAGGTGGCGGAACCAGCGGTGAAATCCAAAAATAGCTGCCACTCGCGGGGGAAGGTCACGGCAGACTTCTGTGTGATACCCGCACCATTCATGTCAGCAACGTTCGGGCCGAAAACATAAGTCACAACGCCATTGGCTACTACCGCAGCGGTAGCAGACCAAAGGATAATCACATTGCCAAAGCTATCCACGGTCTCGATACGAGGCGTAAAGCTCAAAGCCGCCGCCGCAGTAACAGCGATGGAAATCATGAGACCGTCTGACCTACCGCCCTGCCCGCCGAAACGAGCGTCGGCACTTAGAACCTGGGACGGAATCAGAGTGCTCCAATCTGTCTTTTCTCCAAACGACCCCTGTGCGCTGGTATTGATAGTCATGCTGACTCCTAGTTGGAACCAATTGGAAGAGGGTCTCCAGTAGTTCCGTATTTACGATTGATTGTGTCCCACTTCTGAGCCAGAACAGTATCCTGGCTTTGAGCGCTGAGGGCAGCCTTGCGCTCGCTTTGCTCTTCTTCCATCTGACGCCTCTGGCGTAGAACCTCGGCTACGATGAATGGTACTTCGACAGGTCTGCCGGGAGGCAGAACCCATACCTTATGCTTGATATGCACAGCCTCGGGGAAAATCTTGGGGGTGGGCTGGCCTGACACCGACACCACCTCAACAGTTCCGGGTGATACAACGGTCTCGGTTCTCATGTGTACAAGTTCATCTTCAAACTTTAGGCGGGACACCACGGCATTGGCCCTAGCTGATGCTAGCGCCTCCTGAAACTGAATCGCTCCCTTGGCTACTAACTTGTCCTTTTCCTCGCCAGAGACACGAACCTTATCGGCGAGCTTGTCAACCTCTGCCAGGAATTTGGCTCGGTCTGCCTCAAACTGTTCGGCTTTGGTATCGTACTCAGCCATGCGTGCATGTAGCCTTTGCAGTTCATCCGTCACTCGTGAGTTGTTTGAGTTCACTTGAGACAGGATGGAGTTCTGCCCGCGCATTATTTCTTGAAGGGCTAAAGCAATATCCAGAGCTTCGGCATTGGTTCCTGCGGTGAACTTATCTGACAGAAGAGCCTTTACTGCGGCAGCCTCTCCCTCTCCCGAGAGATTGACTTGCTTATTGGCTATCGCTTGCTGTTCAGCGGTGGTAAGAGGTTTGATTTTCTTTGTCATTGGATTGTAGTAGGGCGGCAGTTGCCTACCGCCCCGCATTGGCTAGAACACCATTTCATTCTTGTCCGAACCTGGGCGGAACAGGCAGTAAAACCTGGACTGGCCCAGAGTAGCGCCGGACAGAGTGAGGGTCGCAATCAGAGTGGCTGCGGCGGTGTACTTGAATGGACTGACTTTCGCATTTCCGTAGAAGCCGATTGTGCCTTCGGTAATGTCCGCAGACGGAAGGTGACGGGCAGTTGTACCGGCTACCCCAACATCAATGCCGGGGGTAGTACCGTTGTACGCTGCCACAATCTCGCAGAAAACATCATAGACGAGGGTATTGGGCGGTACGCTGAAAAGTGAAACAGGCGTGCCGGTAATCCCAACCAAGTCTGAGATTGCGAGATACAATCCAGAGTGCAGGGCTTCCGAGACACCGGCCCCAATTGCAATCGGTGGAGCGGGTCTGAGAATCTTAACTGCCATGTCAATCTCCTTCCGGCTTACAGGTCAATGTCGCCGGTAACAGGTAGGTAGACGACATAGAGGTCAGTCTCACCAACCACAGGGATAGCGCCGCCAACAACCACGTCAATGGTGTCAGCGACCAGATACAGCTTGCCACCTGCATAGGTGTCGGCGGTAGCCTGGGTTGTGCGCTTGAACAAACCGTCGGTCTGGGCCACAGTCGGGGCAATCTTGGCCGAAGCCAGGAAGCCTGCGGCGGCAGTACCATCACCAGCAGTCATGGTGACAGATGCCGTCCATCCGGTGCGCGTGTAGGCAAACATATCCAACACTACTACACCGGCGGGGACGTTGAATACGGGTAGGGTCTCTTGGGCATCAAACTGAACATCCACATTTGCACCGGCAGTTGCGCCGATGGTGGCCTTGGCAATCTGAATACGTCCGTCAATCGAGACACCCAAGTTCTTGAGGTCAATAGCTGCCATAGTATATCTCCAAAGATAGGGGAGGGGCATCCTCCCCTATCCAGATTGCTCTTTATTCGAGCGAGAAAATGTTGGTGTGTTCGAGGTCACGAATCCACGCCGAGTTCAGGATGGCCGTGCCGAGGGAAGCCTTCCAACCAACGGTTGCCCGCTGATTGAGGGGGTCGTCAGCGCCAGCAGAGCCTAGCGGCTTGACTATAATCTCGACAGGGCGGAGGGTCTGGCCGGTCTGCGGTCTGCCGTTCGGCCCCTGGCTATCAGCCAAGAGATTGGGGGTAGTACCGGCAATACCGACGTACCCGTATGCATCGCGCCCGATGAAGAGCATCGAATACACATCCGAGCCACCAGCGCCGCCGTCAACGTACTCACGGGCATTGCTGGAGACATAGACCTTGGTGCGAAGGATGCGGCCCACGTAACCAGAGCGCATGGGATTGCCTTCCCCGCTTTCCTGAACAAACATGTTCACGAAGATGGGGTCGGTCATCAGGGACGCCCAGGTATGGGGATGCATAATCGCAACGAAGTCCTCTCCATCAACAGGCAGAGCACCAGCGCTCTCCAGTTCCGCCACCTGCTTCACGAAATCAGCATAGGTGATGTTGTGTTGAGGAGCCTGGAGGTTGGCACGAGCCGCCTGGTCTCCAGAGTAGTCCTTGGTTGCGCCGTTGGTCAGGTCGTTACGAAGGATAACGTCCAAGCTCATACCGGCCTGCTCTCCCAAGATAGCGGACATCTCGGAAATCAGGGGGTCGAACACGGTCATCTCCAGTTCGTCGGTGTGACCAATCCACGAGCCATAGAACAGAGGGGTAATGGTAATGAGCGTCAGGCTCACAGCGGGCTGCTCAGCAGGGGTTGTACCCTCGGTCAGCGGCGTGGAAATGAGGGGCAGCGAGCCATATCTACGAAGCTCATAAGCCCCGAACTTGTTGATGCGGGCGGACATGCCGAACCTGCCGTGAATTAGACGAGGCAGGGCGCGGGTAAGCAGCCGACTCTCATACTGAGTCTTTACTGCGCTCGCAAGGGTGGTCTGATTGAGGTTAGCCAAGTTTGTATCCTCCGGCTTCTACTCGATTGCCTTTACGAGAGTTACACGAACCACACAGCAATTGCACATTTCCTTCTTGCAATACGCCCCCCAGAGAAGCGGGGTGGATGTGGTCTAAAGTGTAAGGTAACTCATCTGTAAAGGTTCTAGCACAAGCCGAACATTGATTATCTTGAAGGTGGAGAAGACGATGAACGTCTTCCAGCGATAGTCTTGCATCGTTTTTAGTGACCTCTCTGCGACGAGCGTTATATCTTGCAACATGCACTCGTCCTTTAGGAGTTCTCTTCCAACGATTTTGATACTTCCTAAACTCTTGGGTGGCTCCCTTTATCCGAAGCCTTTCCTTCGCCTCTTCGTGATGTGACCAATAATGTCTCTTGGCCGCATCTCTGGCTCTGATTGCCCAGAGTTCTGGATTATCCCTTCGCCTAGTATCTTGGCTAACTTTGAAACATGGTTTGCACCAGTGGGTTAGCCCAAACCTTTTGTTCCTGTAGAACTCAGATTCGTCTTTCTCTAATCCACACTTGGTACAGCCCCTCATTTCTGATTCTCCAATGGCCGCCCGCCTTGGCTATTTATCCTTCTAAGGGGATGGTTGTTGGCGGTAGACGGCCTGCTTCAACTAGGCTGTAGACAACCTCTCTGCTTCCGTATTTCTTCTCAAGCTCTTCCCACCGAGGCCCAGAAAATGCAGGGGCCGTGTTGGTGGATGTTGCAGGAGCCGTAGGCGGAGGCTCGGGTGTCGTCTTGGTTTGCGGAGTTGGCTTAGCCGATGCGCTCAGGCGTTTGTTCTCATCAAAGAGATATTTCCATGCCGCCGTTGTCACCCCGTCAAGTCCATCTTCCGACGCCTTGACTAGCAAATCAACGGGGATACCTTCCTGAGCAAACAAAGAGATGGTTTCACGAAGCGCACGCTCTTGTCCAAGCTGTGTCTGTGCTTCGTTATACTGTTGTTCGAGTTCCGATAAATTGGACTTAGCGTACTCAGCCTCATAGAGTTTGAGTGCGTCAGCATCCAGACCGGCCCTACGAACCCTATCCAACTCTGTCTTGAATTGCTTATCCCGTTTCAGAATCTCCTGCTTCAACTGCGCCTCGTTCCTTTGGAGCGTGGACTTCATTTGTCGCAGGTCAGTTTCGTACTTCGCTCTAAGCTGTTCAAGCTCGGCCTTTTCAGCGTCTTGCGGGGGAGTGGGAGGCGTCTCTTGCGAAACCGGCCCATCAACGGGAGGCGTCACTGGTGCAGTAACCGACCCGCCTTCGCCCTCGGCGAAAACCAGAAAATTCTTTAGCATGTCAATGTACTCCTTAACCTAATTCTAACGTAAAAGCTACACGAAATCAAGGGGTAGCTTTTATCGCGGTGTCAATAGTGCTCTTCCACTCGGGGTGGGATACAGCTACCTTGCTGAGATATTCGGCTGTGGATGCTGGCATAGCAGCGCCAAGGAAGGCAGCAGCAGCCATATCTTGAACAGCCATTGAACTCACTGTTTGTGCAAAGGACGGGGGCAGACTAGCAACGTACCTTGCCAGCAGTCCGGCAGTACCTCCGGCTGTGCGGAAGTTGTATGACAGGGCTTGTGGGAAACCGGACGAGCCGCCCCCACCACCCCCGCCACTACCACCAAAGCCACCGCCGCCATAGCTACGGAATGAAGACCCACCACCCCCGCCCCCACTACCGCCTGTTGTAGTAGCGGTGTAGTAATACTTGGCCCATATCGGATTGACCAGAGCGTAAGCATCCCGCATCTGATAATAGTCCTGTATTCTCTTGTAGTTGTCTGGCGACTGGGAGCGGTACTGGCGCTTCTCGCCGGACTCCAACTCATTGTAATAATTGAAGGCTGTCCAGAAGTCCTTGCCCAACTCCTTCTCCACGCTGCTCTTGAACACCTCCTGCTCGCTCTGAGCCTGAATGTATTCCAGGAGGAGTGGGCGGGTGGGAGGGGTAGCCTTCATAGAGACCAGGGCTTGCTGGATTTGAGCCTGCATTGCGGTAAGCTGTGCCGCCTCTTCCGGGCTGCCCTGATACAGGACGCCGCTGCTGTTGTACCACGAACTGATTGTGTCGCGGTCTCCGCCAGCCAATACAAACTGCTCTTGCAGCAGGTCTCGCGCCTTGCCCGGAGCCACCCATGAGAGCATATCCCAGATGCTATCTCGTAGCTTCTCGGTCTCAGTAATGCCGTAATCGAGGCGGTTCTGTACGGTGTACTCAGTAGTACCCGAAGCGAACTTCTTCACATCTTCTATGGTAAACCTGTCGCCATACTCGGTGCGAATCCAGGCGTACATCTCCTCATCTGTTGGGGGCTGGGGGTGTGCGGCCAGGAAATCCTGCTCAGCCAGTTGCCGCTCGTAGCCCTTCTTGTCCTTGACGGCAGCCCAGAATGGAGACCAGTAAAGCTCATCCCACGCACCGTTCAGGGCGTCGAAGATGGTGTCGTTCTTCTTCCTCCACGTCTGCATGGCTGCGGCATTGGTGTTGGCATACAGGCTCTTCCAGAACTCGTCCGGGATTATCTGTCCCTTATCAGCCCGCAGGTTAGCTATGATTTTGCTGACCTTTGTGCCAGTGGAGCGTGTCCATGAGCGGGAACCAAGCTCAGCTATTTGAGGAAGCCGCGTCTCCCACTCCAGGTAACGGGCCTGATATTCTTCATAGGTCTCACCCCTGTCCTTGTTCCAACGCGGGCGAGTAGTGTAAATCATCCTGTACCACTCGTTCGAGATGTCTTCCAGAATTCTTTCGATAGGCTTATTGGAGCCATAGAAGTCGAACTTGGGGTCATACTGAGCCTCAGCCCGCTCAATGTCGCTAAAGTATTGCTCCCAGATGGGAGAGGTCTGCTCGAACGGAGCACCAATAGGCAGAGCGAATAGCTTGGCATCCCGGCGCTCTTGGGCGGCGGCGATGGCCTGGTAATACTCTTCGTTCTTGACTTCCTGGTCTATGTTGGCAGCAATAGTCTTGGAACGCTCCTGTGGCTCATAGATAACTTGGTTCTTGTGATTGGTGATGTAGCCGATGTCCGAGTACAGGCTGTTCAGGAACCCGTTGGGGGTCTGCAAGAACTCCACATACTCAGCATATCTCTCATTGAAATCTGTAGGCCGGTCAAACAGTTCAATCATCACATCGTTGTTCATGGACTGTTGCAGGGCGTAGATGTCATTACGTACCCTGAACATATCAGCCTCGGCTGTCGAGAACTCCTTGGGATAGAACCCGGTGAAGAACGACACCCACGACCTCTGGGCCTCGTCCGTTGTGACCTGGCGATAGGTCTCCTGCCACATGGGGTTGTCACCCTTCTGAGCGATGGCATCCCGTACCGTCTGGTAGTATTTAATCTTCTGCTCATCTGACCAATTGGACTGGTCAGCACGAGCCTTGGCATTAAGAAGCAGTTGCTTCTCGACCAGATAGTTGTGCCACGGTACTTCCGGGTATAGGTCAATCTCTGGCAGAGGGCCGCGCTGCTTCAAGGACAGCGGAACGTTCTCATATCCGGGGAATGTCAAACTCCGGCGGCGGGCCATGTAAAGCATGTCAATGGCCGCCCACCTGGGGATAAGGCTAATCTCCGGGGCGATGGGGAATTGCGGCATGATGTTGTCGTCGATGTTGCCAAACGACTTGACCGTCCACAGAATCCAGGGGGCTACGCTAAACCCATACACCCGACTGGACTCGTCCAATTCCCGAACGACATATGCCAGCGGGGGCATGTCCTTCTCGTTGTACCGCGAGTTCACTTCCAAATCTTCCAACTGCTCAATCGGGGTGAAGACATACCGGAACGAGAGCGGCTGGATAGGGTTGAACCAGATGGGGTCTTTCACTCCTGGGAAGTAGATGGGGACATACCCATCCAGGCGCGGGAGTGGGTCTCCCTTGGAATTCATTGCACCCTCTTGATAGCGGAATGTCCGGCTCATGGACTTGTACTTGTTGTAGAACGCCACCAATTCCGGGTGCAGCATCATAGTCTCTGCCCAGAAGGGTAGTGACCGAGAAGGAAACATCCAGAAGGGGAAGAAGTTCTTCATCAACTGGTCGAAGTTGTTCCTCGTCTGGTAGTCAAGCATTATCTTATTGACATAGGCGATGGAGCCTTGCACACCCCGCCCATCAACATTGCCACCGTGCAGCGTCGTACCAACCAATTCCGCCTTCTGCTTGGTGGCTACGTCGGAGAAACTGTTCAGGGCGGAGATGTCTTCTTTGGTGTACGGGCGCAGAGCGACATGCTTTCCCTTAGCCATGTCAACCATGTACTGCTTCCAAATATCCAGCGTGTTGGACAAACGCTCAAAGTTGCTGATGGCATAGTCGTTGGCACGTATCCACTGTTTCTGGCCGTCACTGATAGCCATTTCCATTGGGGCGGGATTGATGAACTCCTGGTACAGACTACCAAACTGAGACGATATGGCCTTGTCGCGGAACTGTTCAATCTGCCACAGATAGAAGCGGTACTGCTCGTACATCTCGCCCTCGACCACATTCATTTGACTGCGCAGATGCTCATAGAAAGTATCAGGAGTACGGAGAATGTTTGAGTCGAAGCCATCTGTCCAGCCACGAACCCGCTTGTAAACTTCCCAAGCCAGGCTCACGTTCTGGTCAATGGTCTCTTGAGGTACGGCCAGACCATTCCTCTGGGCGTAATCCAAGAAGGCTGCATAGGCAACCGACGTATCCTTCATCTCGCCCAGGTTGGTTATACCTGTGCTAGGAGTAGGTACATCCGACACCGCATCGTCTGGGTGAAAGACAATAACCTCAGTGCTGGTCTCGAACCTATCCAGACGACCAAGCTCCTGGCTGTATTCTAGTTTGGTTATCCTTCCAGACTTCAACTCATCGTCCAGCATATCAACGAGCATCTGGCGCTGTTCGGGTGTGGTTTTGTTTATGATAATTCCATCATATCCCTGAGCCTCAACCCGCTCACGAATAGTATTAGATATAAGCTCGTTTATCTCGTCGAGCGTTATGTGCTTCCTCTTCAATGCACCGCGAGGCCCGTACATACTGGCATAGGCAACCTGCTCCACATCCTCGGCTATCTTACGAAGCTCGGACACATCGTTAACCACATATGGATTCTGAAGGCGAATTTGCTTGGACACTACCTTTCCACCGGGAGCATTCTTGGCGTATCCTTCCGCCGTCTCCTCCCACAACGTCCAGTATTGCCCCTTCCCAAACCAGCCAAAGTCTACTGGCGTAACTGGAGATGTGCCACGATATAGCACCGCCTTAAACTCCTGAATAGGAGGAGTTACTGCAACAGCAGCCTTAGCCTTCTTTCCCTTGGTGGGAGGGGCTGCAAAAGAGACTGCCTCAACAACATTGTCTCCATACCTAGCCCGCGAAATGTCAAGCATCTTCTTAGATGCATCACTAGGCTCCAGCATATTCCACTCGTCAATCATATCCTGCACTTCGGGCTTGAACCTGGTGACATCAACCACAACCCCGTCGTACCCCTGCCCCTCCAATAAAGAACGAAGATAAACAGACCGGGCTTCTACTGCGGCAGCCTCGTTCCCACCCTCGGCAATAGCCTTGTCATATACGCCCTTACCCAGAGCGAATAGTTCTTCGTCCGTAGCATAGAATGGGTTAGCAAGCCTTACTTGGCTGCCCACCACATTATCAAGACCCACAGCATACGTGGCAGCATACGGCTCAAGAGTAGAATAGTACGTACCCTTGCCGTAGAATCCTGCATCAACCGGAACCTTGCGCCCAGTACCACGGAATACGTTTTCTACGAACGGTCTAGGGGTCGTCTTGAATTTAGCTATAAGACTTTCCAAAGACTCATCTGTAGCTGATGCAAGCCTACGTAACTCATCAAAGGTAGAATGAGTATCCACCACGGACATGGGGCTTACAATCCCCGGAGACGCCGGAGGTATAGCAACAGACGCCTTCGCCTCGTCTCGACGAATGTAATCATTGATGATGCGCTTCATCATGCGCTCTTCGGTAGGAATACCAAACTGCTCAGCGACCAGCTTCATCTCCCGCACCATAGACTTCTTGGGAGGAATAAGGTCTTCCTGCTTCACCAGATTATTTAGGAACTGGATGACATCTTGCGACAGCCCCTTCTCTACAGCCGGAGAGTTCTCAATCGAACGACGGATGTTTGCCAGCCATGCCTTGTAGTTGTTGACGGCAACATGCATCCCCTTGTGCTTACGGCTATCGAACGGCTCGAACTTTTCCAGGAGTAGGTTGAAGGCGGTCTTGCCTTCCGCCCGCTCAAGATTGGACTCGTGGATGACGGTGACGGGAAGCTGTGTAATGTCCTTGGCTTGGATAGCATCCAAGATTTGCCGTCGGCCCAACACCAACTCCACATCGCCGTTCTTGAGAATAGCCAAGACGACCTCATCCGTTTGCATACCGGACTTGTCAATCGCCTCCAGCATACGCTTGAGAGTCCTGGCGTTCTCGCCAGTAGGTTTCTTGAGTTGACGCAGCAGAGATGGAGGCAGATGACCCGCCTTGTAGGTGTAGCGTGCCTGCTCTTTGAACACGGCCTCAGCAAACGCCTGTACGTGCTCGGGCAACCACTTCTCCTTTACCTCTATTCCGGTGACAGCTTCGACGTAATCCCGAACAGCTTCCAATTCTCTTGAGGCGTTCTTGTGCCACACACCATCCAAGTTCAGGTCGCGTAGATAGTGTTCACTTGACAGGCGCAGCATGTCGGGAACGTTTGCCCCGCCCATACCAAACAGGAAGCCACGATTGACGCCATCATTCGTCCGGCTGACCGCCCACTTTGCGAATGCGGCCTCGTCAACTATCTTGCCATCAATAATCCCGAGACGGCGCAGATACTCATCCGGTGTACGACCAGCCTTCTGCCCCCACTCAACAGCATGAGTAGTAATTACGTCCACCCAGGCATCTGCTTGAGGACTCTTGGAGCCTAAGTTGGAATACAGGGTAGCATAGAGAGCGTTGGCAGCATCTTCACCAACACTCTGTCGTACCTTCCAGCGCATAGACCGGAAGGAGTTGATAACCTCTCCGTTCTTGGGAACGAAGAACCTGGCCTGCAATCCCTCCTTGACCTTAGCCGCATACGGCTCGAAGTTCTTTTTAGTAGAGAAGTCGAAGGTAACTCCAAGAACTGTGATACCGTCCGACCCCATAATTGGGTGGACACCGACGCTGTTCAGGAATTTGAGGTTGAAGTCCTGATAGGAGCCATCCCCAAACCAAGACTCAATGTACTCCACTACCTCGTCAAACTGGCGGTTCTCCAGCTTGACCGCGAGGTCGGTCTCAATGTCAACCAGCTTGGTAAACTCTTCTATAGCCAGGTCATACCACTGGCCCCACCGCGCCTGCCTAGATACTTCGCGCATCCCAACCTTAACGGAGCGAGGGCCGGGAAAGACAAAAGTGAAGTAGTCCTTCAACGCAGACATAGCCAGAGACCGCCGGGATAGGAAGTCACTGATGTTGCGAGCCAGGTCGGGTGGAACCTTCATCGTCCGAGTAGCATCTCCCAAACGCCGTGACGACTCAGCCAGCTTATGGGCGATGTCAGCATACTCGGGCGGGGCCGGTAGTATATCCTCGGCAAGACGGTGGTCGCGGGCAATAAGAGCAGCCGCCCCGGTCTCGGTCATGACATCGTAATCACGCCCGTACATCTCCCACAAGGCATTAGAATCTTCATATGGAATCTTCTTTCCGTGTAGAGCTTCCAGAACGTCGCGCAAATCGTCGCGCCTGGATAACTCTCTGGAGAAGAAGAATGATGCATTGGCATCGTCAACAAAGGACGCGGCTGGATTATCAATAAACTTATCCAGCTTGGCAACAAAATCCTCTTGGCTAGCGAACTTGTTATATGAGAGTATCTCATCCTGATTCAGATGCCAGAGAGATTCTTTCACGGCGGTATTCAACTGCCCGCGCACAGCCTTGACGTTCGTAGAGAGTTCAACCTGGTCTCCAACTTGGATAACCAAGCCCCTCTTGGATGGGACTACAAGAATGTCTTTGCCTGGAACAGTCTCCACAGATGCGAAGGGAGTAACCGCTTCTTTGAAGTCAGTAAGAAGGGTACGAGAGATTTTGTCCTTGCGCGTCTTGATGCGCCCAATCGCCTCAGTCTGTCTTGAGGTCTGACCAGAGATTGGGGCAGCCCCTTTCAACGTTTCCTGCGTAGGCACGTCCGCCGCCACCTTATCAACATTTATGTTGCCGGTAGCCTCTCTTAGGGCGAGGTTCTCGCCCATGATTGTCTCGGTCTCAATACGAAACTTCTCGGTAAAGTCGTCGAAGAACTTGACGAACTCATTCGCTGTTGGGTCACGCCCGTCCATATGGGCACGCTTGGTAATCTCTTGAAGCTGGCCGACAATGGCTACAACAAAGTTCTGCTGGTCATCGGCAGTAGCAGCCATCAAAGACGCCTCAACCTCCGGCGGCACAAGCAGATTGAACACAGCGCCGCTGCCACTCTTGCCAGTAAGGGCGTTGGTATATGCGCGTATCTTGGACGGCACTCCCTCCGAGTTCCGCCAGATAAGGTCGGCAACAGGCCGTATGCTTTCTGGAACATCGGCCATAGCCAAGCCCTTGAACCCAGGCTCCAAGGCCCGTATCATGGTGAAGTAGCGTTTGTGGAACAGGCGCAGACGCAGGGCAAACTCAACGTAAGTATTGAAGTCCACCATTGCACCGGGTATGGCCTGCAAACCAGTGGGCAGCTTCCATCCGTTCCACAAACGAGACATGGTTCCCTTGAGACCGGGCGGATAATTGGCTATTTGCTTTGCAGCAACCGCCTCAGCATCCTTCAAACGCCTGTACTCATACTTCCAGAAGGAGTTCTGGAACAAATTGGGAGTCCATCCCTCATACAGAGCACGAGCAGCAACCGTTTCTTCAAATCCCAAGTCTGAGCGAGCCAAGCTCTGAGCAAACTCCATAGGGATGTGGCCCAGTTCATCGGTGAATTGGTGGCGGATACCGAACAGCACATCTGACAACCCACCCAGAGGGCTAGCTCCGTAGATGAACATACGTGATGTGGAGTCGATTAGGTTGTTGACCAACCATCGCGGAGTAAGCAAAACCACCTTGACCCACGAGTCGCGGGCCTTCCACAGCCAAGCCAGAGATGCCTCAATAAGGTTGGACGACAGTTCCGCCCGTCCGGTCTCTTTCAGCCAGCGGGTAGCCATGCCCGCTACAGTGTCGTCAAGCAGCCTGCTCCCTTTATAGATACGATGCTGGTCAATGAAGGACTCTGATAGGGTGTCGGCGAACTTGGCAATGCCAACGTCGTTGCTCCAAGCAGTACCGAGCGTCTTCTCTACCAGACTGTCTATGGCGGCAGTACGAGCCGCATCATCGGTCATACGAAGTAGTTCGGGGTGGTCTTTGATAACCCTGGCCCGAATAGCTTCTTCGGACTCCATGATGGAGCGGTCAAACAGGCTGCCATACTCATCACCAGGAATGTATCCGTCTTCTCTGGACAGACCATACTTCTTCTGGGCTTGCAGTTCGGCGTTTAGTTTTTGGGCAGCCTCAGACCGAGCAACAGCAGCAGGCCCACTTACGTCATTGTAATGACTGCGAAGGAGCTTGAACTGGTCAAAGCTCATGTTCTCGATACCACCACCGCCGGGTAGGGTCTTGTAGTGCTCGAAGATTTGGCGCACGGCATTATCGTCGCTCGTGGCGGCGGCCTCATGAAGAGCGGCCTGGAGAGTGTCCATACCACCGACGAGTTCTTTGCGGGTAGAGTATGCATCTGCCCACCGAGTTATGATGTCGTACCAATCACTCTTGATTTTCGACGCGGCAGATGATGTGGCGAGACGGTTTAGGTAACGATATATCGAGCTTTGGCTCTTAAGAAAATCGTCTGCCTTGGACGTAGCCACACTCAGCTTGCCAAGGATAGCTGCCGTGCCCTTCTCGAACACGACATTGGGGATAAGGTTCAATGGGTCAAGAACCATCTCACCAAAGAATTCTGTGCCAGCCGACGCATGATACTCCCGCAGCCGCTCTAACTGCTCAAGGTTCAACTGTTCGCCAAACTGAACAGTCAACAGAGCGACATCGTGAATGTATGCGGCCTTACGCTCAGGCTCTCTGTCCCAAGTATAGGCATAGTATTTGTTGAAAATTGGATTGGCCTTCTCGTCCCTAAGTATGGCCTCTTCTGCCAGAGTGACGGCATACTCATACTGGCCCGCAGCCTTCGCAGCCAACGACGCAGCAAATAAACGGTCTGCATCCTTCTTAGCGGCGGTAGACTCCATGAACAGCGCAGTCAGTGTCGGTCTGCCCCCCTCCACCTCGGCCAAAGTCAGTAGACCCGGCTGGCCGAAGCTGTCGGCAAAGCTCTCCCATGCGGCGGTAAATGCTCTATCAGCGGCAGCGGTTCTAGCAGTTTCGTTGGACGTTGCATCGTCCATATGAAGCTGCATCTTCTCAGTATCGCTGAGTCCAGATTCAAGTTGCTGTTCAAGAGGCAAACCACCAGAGAAGGACAGGCTTTGCTTTAGGGATGGCTTGCGCTCCCACATATCTGTAATGAATTCCTTAGCGGCAAGGATACCTTGCGAAGCCACCATCTTGTCAGCCGCCTCACTTCCGAAAAAGCCTCTTGCCCCCAAAGATGGAGCAGAAGCGCCCCGAATAAGCGGGCGCAATAGATGCCCCAATATGTATTGAGGCCATTGAATTGCTCGTATGTACAGGGGCTTAGATGAGATGGCCTTTCTGGTTTGAATGTCTTTGTCCTGATAGAACGGCTCACCAGACGCCAACCTGCCGACTTCCGGGGGGCCAGTTCTTTCAGGCTGTCTTTGAATAAGGACATCAGTAGTAATCGGCGGTCTGCCAAAGGCGGGGCCGGGGGGCAGTTGGGATTGAATAGACGGAATTGGAGATGGGATTGCCCTAGTCACCACCCTGCTGGTACTTTCTGTTGGGCGCGAGCCAACACCCGCGCCCGTTACCGGATAGGCTGTAGTCGTCCCCCCGTTGGCAGGGGGATTGATGTCGGCTGGCGTAAAACCTGGGCCACCACGATACCTGCCCAAGGACAGTTGGGCAACATACGACGGAATAGACCTGCCCTGTGCAGCAGACGGCACATCGGGTGGGGGAGTGTTGGGCCTGGTCGCTGGTTTGTTGAACTCCCCGCTTAAGACCAACTGACGCACGTAATCCCTAAACTCCTGGGTGTACCACACAGGGTAAGCGTTCTGTGGCATGGTACGTTATTCCTTCGGAGTACGAGGCTTGCGAACCTTCTTTTCTTGAAGCTCCAAGACGGCAATCGTTCTCTGGGCCTGGTCAAGCAGCAAGAACTTAAGCAAATAGCCCTCGGCGGCAGCATCATTCAGAGCATCATGCAGCCTGCCAATGTCTTGCTGGAGGAAATACAGAACGCGATACTTTTCCATGTGGAGTCCTATCCAAATAGTTTTGGGTTCGGAGCGCCGAAGCGAATCCGTCCCGATTGTGTGCGGCTGGCATTCATCAGGCTCCCGCCTGTAAGGAATGGCTGGAGGAAAGCCTTGGCAAGAGCGCCGTATGCGCCCAACTTACCGGACTTGGCTTCATTCAGGAGCGGGTCAACAGCCCCAAGAAACTTGGTGTACTCCGCTCTACTCATTGGCCTACCGCTAGTACCAAAGTCTCGCAGCGTATCCGCCACCTGCCGTAGATACTGTAGGCCGGGGCCGAACTTATCAGCTTTGAACCCAGACGCAGCTCTCATGCGCTCTAGTGAAGATAGCGCAGACTGAGCACGCTGGACAGATAGATAATTGGCTCGCACTCCTGGCGTTACGGCCTTGGTAACACCAAACTGGAAACGAGTTGAGTCGCCAAAGTCCACCCCCTCGCCCTTGAACTGGCGGTCAATGTTCGACGCAAAAGCTCTGCGGTCTTCCGGCGACAGGAATGGCAGCATAGCATTGGTGAGCATGATGTATTCAGTAGTGGGATTTAGCTTATTGGCAACCAGTCCGTTCCACCACTTTGGGCCATACCCCCCAGCCCCGTAAGCATTCTTCCACGTAAGAGGAGGAGGCTTGGGGCGACTAGGGGCTTCTGGAGCACCGCCACCACTTCCAGTCCCCGGATACGTGAAGAAACTACCAGGAGCGGGATACTGTCCGCCATAGGCAACGCGCTGGTAATAGTCCGGCTCGCCAAGTCCCGCATACCCACCAGACCGATAATACTCAGGCTCGGTCATGCCGACGATACGACGCCAGGGTTCGATAGGGTTGAGGTTAGCCATGTTATGCTCCGTTCCTTTTCGCTTCCATCGCCTTGATATACGAGACAACGCTATCAGGGCCAAACTTCTCAACTAACTTCTCGAATTGTTCTGGCTGTAGCTGCTCATACATTTGCAAGTCTGCATCCGAAGTCTTACCTACCTGTGTACGTGCAGTATCAAAAGCCTTCGATGCAATCCCCTGCATCTTGGTTAGAGATTGAGCGTAGACATTTTTAGTAGCCACTGACTTCACCCGTCATTGTGGGGCTTGCCCCGGCCATGTTCTCCATCTGGCTTGCCATATCCTCACCCTGCGGTGCTGTTGGTAGCGGCGAGCCTGTCGGGGATTGCGTTCCCATCATTTGCTCTGGGTTGTTAGGCTCGTTCGGACGGCCAGGAGTTCCAGGCAATCCGCCTGCCTGCATGGACTGTAGAACCATAGCAGCAATCTTGTCACCTTCTTCGGCCCGCTTATTAAGCTCAGCCATCATGATGTACGATTGTACCATAGGGTTCTTCATCGCCACCTCGATTTGCTGGCGCTCCATCTCCTCATCTGGCTGTTGAATGTCCAGATAGCGCTCCATGATAGTCCAATCGGATAAGACGCCGCGAGCCTGGGTAGCCATAGCGTGCCGACGTACTTCCTCATTCGGGAACTTGGGACGTATCTCCGCCCGCACGACAAACTCTTTGGCATCCTCGAAGTCAATCCATTCAGCAAAGTCCTGACCCTTCATGGTTCCGTACACCTTGACCTGCCCACCTCCAGCAAAGTGAGAGCACATCTTGATGGCTTTCTTAGCCCAGGAGGTAAACAGAAGTTCCAGGTGCTTGACAGGCTGTTCGAGCCGGATGCGGTTCTGGTCTCCAAGCTGAGACAGAGCGTATCCAGTTACCTGGCTGGCCCCGGAACCGAACATAACGTCTGAGAAGCCGGACTGTTGGATGCGGGCACGGAAGAAGTCCATCTGCATTTGCACATCCGGGGCATTTCCAGGCCAGGAGGGAAAGCCAATCTCTTCGTCAGTAGACAGATTGACATGGTGGCCTAGACCTTCAACAGAGATTGGCCGTCCGGGGTGAGTCTTGGTGACTATGGGCAGAGATGAGTAGATGTCAATTTGGCGCTGGCGACGGTTGACAGACCGTTCGAGCAAAGACACAGACTCAACGAGCGGGGTAATGATTGATTGCCACTTACCGGATTCGTTCTTGTCTGTTGGTTTGAAAAGCTGTACAGTATATGGGAGGTCGGTATAGCCAGCCATTTCCCTGAGTTCATATCCAGGAATGAACCGACTATTGAAAAGGCAACAGTTTCTTACCTTCAAGCTGCCGCTCTCAGTGGAGTAGTCCCAATAATCTACGAACTCTCCGGTGTTGAAGGACTTTTGGTTCTCATCCAGGTGCTTGAACTCCGGCAGTTCAACGTTATACATAACCTCAATATCCAGAACAGTACGAACCTCGGAGCGCCCCATAACCAGCCATCGCTTAGGCCCGCCCGGTAGCATGAACATTGTGTTGGGGTCAATGACCTTGATGCGTAGGGGTAGTTCGTCAAAGGCATACGTTTCTCTGACCCCCTCCTCTGATGTCTCGTCCTGGACTTGGCGTGTCTTCATTACCGACTCGCCAATGTACTTGTCCCACACAGAGTAGACCGCTCCGCCACCATCTCTGGTGAAGTTAAGCATAAGGTCATACTGCAAGCTGGACTCTTCCCGCTCAGCATTGACACACCAGGCAGCATATAGGAACTTTTCCAGAGCGCTGGACTTCTTCTGCTCCTTGTAGGACGGAGACCAACCACTGGCCGACCACACTAGCTGATTAGCCAACATAATGCCAACAGCCAGGTCTACCGTATTTCCATAGGTTGGGTCACTGTAGCGAACCTCGCCCGTCTTGGGCATGGTATCGTAATGGGAACCATCATAAAGCTGCCGCCATTTAGCGATGTTTGCCCGCCACCCCTTAACGTGCTCCTTGGCCGACATGATTCGTGTCAGCACTTTATTGAGTTCTTCGCTCTGACTCATCTCAGCCATATTAAGTCCTTAGGGGGAACGGTATTCCCATATTCTCAGAATAGTCTGATGGTAGCATGTCAGCGAACGGAGCAACCAGACGCAGAGGTATGGACACGTCTACTCCGCCACCATCCACCGCATCGTAGGCAGCCATAGCCAGAGCAATGGCAAAGTCAACCGGCTGCATGGTTTTCTTGGTTGACGACTTCACAATTCTAAAGCCGCGATTGTTCGTCTCGGCCACAGCCATCTGGATATGCTTGCGGGCCTCTTCGTCCGGGTAGGCTTCTAAATTACGGTTCTTGAGAAGGTCATATAGAAGCTGACTTGCAGAGGTCATCGCAGGCACGGTCTGAAAGAACTCATGAACAGGCAGGCCCCTGTTCCTCATTCGCACCATTGTTTGGTGCAATTGAGACGGGTCGTAGCCAACGGAGGCAATCCGATAGCGGCGGTTCATATCCATCAAAGCCTGTTCTACTGTAGCGTCCAGGTCGAACCACTCGCCCTGCTTAGGCTTCCAGATGTGGTGTTCGACCAGCCCAAGTTTGGCTCGGGTTGCATCGTAGGCCACAGCCACTACAGCAGTACAGTCACGCTTCACGCCCGCATCTACACCAATGTAAATCGGGAACTCACGAAGCGGATGCTCAGACCATAGGGCGGCACTAGCTTCGTAAATCTTGGCTGCCGCGTCCCACCACTCAACCGGAATGAACTCTTCATGGGTAGTCACCCATCGGTTCATATGCAAACGCAGGAATGCCGACGGGCGCAGCGAGGTCATCTGCTCGTCGATATACTCCTCCGTCTGCCAGGGCATGATAGGTTCATGGTTCCAGTATGTGAACTGTCGCCCATTAGCCCAACATGGCAGGTCTTTCAAAGCCTCAATGGGCTGGCCCAAGCCCTTCTCATGCTCGTCCAGCCCCACGCCACTCAGGTACAGTTGCCAGAGAAGGTCGGACTCATTTTCAAATCCAGCGTATGTAGCGATGAATCGTAATGAGTTCGGTACGGTGGGGATGGGGGTCATTTCGTCCCACATACGATGAGACAGTTCGGAGGTAACACCCCACAACTCATCCCACACCGTAATGGAGTGACGGGAGCCAGCAGCCGAGCGGTAAGCCTGAGCGAGCGCCTGAATGAATGTACCGTTGGGATATTCAATCCGGTACTGGGTAATCTTGGCGCGTCGAGATGGCGGCTTGCCCAAGTTCCAATGCTCTACATGGAACTTCACGTCACGCATAACACGACCCTCGGCTTGGTCAAGGTCGTTGGCGATTACATAAACCTCAGTACCCGGCTCCATCTCCTCTGCGCCCCAAGCTGCAACAGAAGCACCAATGGTGGTCTTGCCGGACTTCTTGGTAGTAGAGAACAGAACTGTTGTGTATGGAAGAATGCCTTCTTCGTTCGGAGTCATGGCTACGGACAATATGCGGCGCTGTTCGGGCAGGAGCTTTAGATAACCGGCCCCAACCATGCGCTTCTTCTCGTCGTCCCATATCTCCCGGCTCCAAAAGCCGCTCTCTCCCATCCACGAAAGGTAATCTTTCACGAAGGCCCTAACTCCCGCTTTATGCGGGTTTTCATTCAATTATATCTCACGAAACGTTAATAAAGCAAGACCCCCTATGTGGGGGTCTCTACTTCCTTCACCACCTGGGCGCGAATCTTGATGGAATACTCATATGAGTTGCCGTCTTCGCTTATCTCTCGCAGAGTAGTGACTTCATGAATGACAACCCCCTTTGCCACCTCATCGAACTTGGCTAACACGAGCCTAATGGCCGCGCTAATTTCCTTATTGAGTATTTCTATGTCCAATCTGGTTAGCATGTTAGCACCCCACCGGATTGGAGAAGATGGCCTCATACCAGTCCGACATATCGCTGACATCTACCGCGCCGGTAATACCAATAAATCTGGCCTTATCGCTATACTGCCACAGAGCTGGGTCTTCTGGCATTCCAACCGGGCGATACCATATTGGCATGTCGCTGTATAGGTTGGGGTCGTTCGGGTATCCAGCAACCCATTTGAGGCGAGATGGATTCGTCAGCCAGGCCGGGGGGACGACAGCGTAAAGCTGGTTGAGATAGTTGCGGCTTGAGTAAAGGACACAACTCTTACCGAGCGTGTTCTCCACATAAGACAGCCAATTCTCAATCATCCCGTTCGCTGTTGCCCTGGACATACCAGATGGTAGATACCCCTCTATGTCGAACACCGGCTTGAAGTCTGGCGTAATGCCTTGAGCCTTCACCGTGCGCAAATAGGTATCCGCCTGAGACCGCCAGTTTTGGGTGTAGAGGAAGAAATGATAGGCCCACGTTGGGTATCCGGCTTGACGAGAGCCACGGATGTATGCAGCAAACAAGGGGTCGATGTAAGCATAACCATAGGTGGCTCGCAGGATGACCAGAGCGGGTCGGGGAGACATCCCTACCCAATCCGTCACTATCTCCCATTTGCTAAGGTCAGCAACAACCGGCCTCTTGATGTCAACTGGAAGAGATATAGCGGCAAGCTCTCGAAAAAGGCTTTCACTTTCAGTCCCTACAATCTCGACCAAATGCTTGGGTGGATTCTCCGCACTTCTGGAGCGCAGCTTGTAGTATTCATACACTAATTGGTTCATCTCGTTTTTTCCTTGTCGTACTGCCTTATCCAATACCCGCCGTTCGGGTCTTGTGTGTATCCCAGGTCTATAACATTCTGCCTTCGCAGAAGCTCCCACACACGCCTGGCTTGGTTGGTGGTTATGTTATACCACCTGGGCAACTCGCCCAAAGCTCTTGCTTGAATGGCATCGTTAGCCACTCTGGTTGGTTCACCTGGTTTCATCGGCTTCCATCAGAGCCACATCGGACACCTTTTGTCGGGCCAGATGGCGGGCGAACAATGCATTGTACTCGTCGTCGTTCTCCACGACTCTAACCGTGACCTCCAGATGTTTTCCACCAGAAAGCCGGGAGTCCGCCATACTGTCTCCATCTTCAATATCGTCGGCATACACGTGATAGGTGCTGAACTCTACTGTCTCTTCGACAGCCAGCACCCATAATGCCGCGATTGCAATAGCAAGTTTTTGCAGAGGGTTATACATCGTAACTCCTTGAGGAACCTTTCCTCCACCACCACAGGGCGAGGTGAATACCGTAAACGTTGAAGTAAGCAACAAGCATCGCTACGACGATGTTCTCGTGCATCCTGGCGATAATGTTCCACATCCCAATGTCTATCAGAAAAACGAACAGGGCGGTAAGTATAGCCAATATTTTGCCGTAGGTCATGCCTCCTCCATAGCGAAGGCGCGGTCAAACTCGCTCTCGCCCAGGTCGAAGCACTTGGGACACATACCAGCCGCACTCGAAAAGCAGTACCGCCCGCAATGCTCACAGGTCGTGACCAGCCAATCCAGGTGGCGCTCACACACGACCAATGAGTCTTCAAGGTCGTACCAGCGCCCCCCACAAATTGGACACAGGATGTTCAAGTTAGCAACAGTTGGCTCAGTAATGGTAGTGTTCATAGACACATTCTACACCATACATACGCCGCTTGCATAGGAAAGTATATGAGAGAGAGATTAGAGTTTGGGCTGTTAACTTGACAAGCCGCCGGAAAACCATTATTATCGGGACGGGGAAAACGAGGAGGAATATTTTCCCTATTAAATTATTAAGTAGTTAAGCAAAATCTACATAAAGTTACTAAAAGTTGTAGAAAGTTGAGTCCTCTCCTGGTACAAAACTTAACTTTTTTGCGCCGCGATTTTCTAATCATACATTAATCTATTTCTCTGGAGGAGTGTGGTAGCATGGGGATATGAAAGACGTAATACCAAGCCAGATAATATTCTGGACAATAGCCGCTCTGTCATTGCCATTTGTGGCGTGGGCGATTTTGGTGGACGCCATATTTCCACCATTCTGGAGTACACATGGTAGGCATAGTGACATCTATTACCAACGAAGACATTCGTCTGGCGTATCTGGAGGGCAGGGAGGCTCGGGAGCTAAAGCAACCAAAGTCATCCAACCCCTATCTCGATGGGCCGGAGAAAAGCTCAACGTTGGCAGGCTCCTGGAACAACGGCTGGCACAGCACAGATAGGCCATAATGCCACTCAAAGCTGTAGAGGCCAAACACGAGACTGTCACGCACCATTTGGACAGCATCATTACCTTCGGCCAGTATAAGGGCCGGTCAATAGATTATGTTCTGGATATAGACCCGAATTACATCATCTGGGCGTATAAGAACATATACTGGTTCGACATAGATAATGATGTTGAAGAAATGGCCGACTCCCTTAGATTCGACAGAGGGCTATACTACACTGGGAACGACTTAGACCCATACTACTAGAAAAGGAATGAAAATGCTACCCGACCCAAACGACCCGAACATTATTGGTTACGGCCAATCCATCGAGTTCATAGAGCCAAACCCCAGACTGGTTGGGATGGCGGAGACCATTCTGCAACAGAATGCGGCCATACTTGCCATCAACCAACAGCTTACCATGACTCTGCTCAGCCTGCCGCTTGTCTTGAAGACTCACATCGAGCGAAGAGACCCAGAAGAGGTGCAGGAATGAGGAAGTCCAAGAAGAGTATCTATCTAAATCAGGGCAAAGTAGAGATTGCAATACTGGAAAAGGGCATATTGACCCGCCGGTACTACCTGAACCCCACCAAAAGCACCAAGAGGAGGATAGAATGCATGTACAAGGACAGCATTATGAACGGAGAGAAGTATCTTGGGCTGTCCAGCAACGAATTCACCCTGGTTTGGAGAAAGATTCGTAAATAAAATGCTAACAATCAACATTTACAACAACGGAACGGGCGAAAAGGACACCGGAAACTACGATTGGGAGGCTCTTGTCAATCATACGCTTATCGACTCGGGTAGAATCGAGAGCCACAGACGAAAAAGGGGCTGGAAAGCCCTCATTGGGCGCATTTCCGAGCCATCTTTGGACGAAATTCTGGCTATTATTGAAGCAAAACGCAGGAAAGTCATGAAAGACAGTAATGACCCGTCCTGGACTGAGCATTTTGCAGAGCTACAGAGTGAGATACGCGCCACTTGGGAGAATTAGTGGGCGTATTTGGAGGAGAAATGCCAAGAAATGAATGGGAAACAATGAGAATGATACAGAAGTATCTGGACGGGTTGGCAGAATTCCATTTTCAACAAGCTGACCTGCACTTCGAGAAGGCCAGAAGTTGGCGGAAGATACTGCACTACTCCGCTCTTGGTTCCTGCGTTGGAGTCGTGATTATGTTTATTCTATTGGCGTTAGCCAAGTAATCTCTTGGCAACCCAATTGCCGACGTACCACCCAAAACCCGCCACAAACGACGCAAGCAAAATCCAAAGGAACGCTAGTACAGACCAATCAAACATAGTAGTTCTCCTGAATGACCCTATTATACCAAAGGAGTACAGAATGAGCATTTGTCAAGTTTGCAGCGAAGGGGTGATTGGCAACCCAATTCCCCGCATTGTCACCGTTACCCACGAGATGGCTATGGATGCCGGAGATATGTCCCTGGAGGGCACACAGTGGGACATGGGGGCGGAGTGGCAGTACGAGCCATGCTGGTGTTGTCAGGGTGATTGGAAGAACTGCCCCACGTGCGCTAGTGTGCCGGGGTATGGATACCAAACAGGAGTATAAGCTATGGAAGCACAACTTTTGAGAATGGGACAGGTCGTAGAGTATGTGACTGTCGAAGGTGTTACCTGCGCCGCCATCGTTGCCAGCGTAACAGACCGTCCCGGCGGGATAGTCAACCTGTGTGTATTTGCCAAGGACGGTACGCCCTATAGCAAGCAGTCCGTATCCTTCAAGGGCTTTGGCAATAGGGAAGAACTCAAACCCGACACCTGGCACTGGATTGAATGAGTACCGTTACCTACAAGAACCAACCCGGCATTCACGCCACCAGAGGCGCAGGTTGTGGGTTCGACTCCCACCGAGACTATCTAATCCAATGACTATTATTTGCCCCGACTGTAACAAACCCTTCCACGTCTCATCTAATGCGGCCAGAATGCTCGCAGAGAGTTTCCGACGAAACCCCTCTCTGAAATGGATATGCGGAGCGTGTGGAGAGGATGTGCAGGAATATTATGGGCTGAAACCAACGGGGAGAAGGTATCCCTATGATGTAGCTCTTGGGGAGGGGGGGGGAGAAAACTGAGATTCGCTATGGGAGAAAACTGAGATTCGCGGGGATTTAGGCTGAACCTACCTTATTGATACCCTACTCTAACTAGATACCTACCCCTACTATTAATACTACCCAACCAGAAGCGGGTGTGTGGTGGTGTGTACCTGCCCTATATATGGGGGTAGGGCATGGGATTGCTTAAGCGTGGGGTATGGCAAGCGTTAAGGGATTGATTGCTTAAGGGAATGGGCGTGGGAGGGCAATCAATTAGATAACCGTCTAATTAGTTTCGTTAAGGTAAAGGCTTCAAACCCCCTAACGCCACATTGCTTAAGCACTCCCTCCTTAAGCACTCCCTACTACCCCCTCCCTTAAGCGCGGTATCCTTAACAGGCTACACGCATGATCTGGAGCAAAAAGAAAACCCCCCTCCGCGTTAGGGAGGGGGGTTCGTTACCACTGGGTATGCTCTACTTGCGGGAGGATCGTTTTGCCGGGGCTGCGACGGGAGAGACGAGCCCCTGTCGTGCCATTGCCGCAACGATTCCGTCAAAAAACTCCGCTCCGCCGATAGCAGGAGGAGCAGTAACAGAGGCGGGAGGAGCAGTAACGCGGGTGGCAGTAGTCAGGTTGAAGCGGGCGTAAAGCGCCGGAACGAACGTCTTATACCCGAGGCGCTTGTAATGCGACAACCATGCGGCGACATCTTGCGCAGTGGTCAATGTGTCCGCATCTTTTTTCGCGGCTGATACTGCCATATCCCGACTTAACTGGGTCAACGTGTTATAGACCACTTGGGTGATTTCTTCATGTGAAGGGGTAAACATTTTTCTCTCTTTTCGTTTGAATATGTACGCTTGTCTCTCGTTCCTCATGCGAGTAAGACGAATGCGCACTAGCGCTTGTCCGACAGGGAAGATGATACCAGTTTTGACCATTTTCGAGTCAATTCTTTAAGGTGATTGCAAACAAATGCACCCCTATGCGCATTAAAGATGATAGCTATGCGCAGGTTCTCTCCTAATAGCGATACCTACACGCACATTTACGGTATGATGTTTCACTAAAAAGAATCCAGCGTTAAGGTACACGCTTCGTTATGCGTGGCGATACATCATATCAGTACAAGAAACAATTGAAACGAAATCAAATCACCAAGAAACAGTTTCTTTAACTGAATTGAACTGTATCTTAACGAAATAATATTACATCTTAACGGAATGATAAGGTAAGTTGTTAATGTTATCAACTTAGTATAGATGAATCCATTAACAAATATACAATAACAATCATTCAATGCATGAGAGGGTATTGACATACATCACCGAAACTGTACCAACCGAGTACGAGAGTGCGTGTAACCTACTCGCTGTCTTCGTGTAGTCCGCGAGTAGGAAAATTTAGGGAAACTTTTAGCGGAATTTAAGGGAAATCCGGGGTAGACTACTCCCCTCGCCCGCAGTAGGGGGGAACGGGGCGAGACATATAAACCGAGATGAACCCGACGGAAGTGCGGGCCATAAGTTTCGAGATGCGTGAGATAAAAGGGCTGACAACCTGAGTAATCAAACAGTACCGCTGGCTAGGATTAGCACCCGACCCCAACGAAGCATCTGCACAAATGGAGTAGTAGTCTCGTACATGAGAGAGGGCTACCTGAGATAGGCTCGCCCGACACAATCTCCAAACTGAACTAACAATAGCTGAGCGAGAGGAGTCTATTGAGATTCCTCTCGCTCTTACTGTTCATTACCTGTGTAGTGGACAGTAAGAGCGAATGGCCGTTCACTATTCGCTATCGAAAGGATTGGTGTAAGATGAATATGACTATGTGGTTCGCCGAGATTGACCGACTCCAACAGATTGTTGAGCAGGAGTTGGGTGTCTCTATATCTTCTGCCGTTGCGGAAGATGTGATGTTAAGGGTGGAGACCCTTAGTAAGGGGCGCAATCAATTGCCCGTGTGGATGGCTGGCTATCTAAGGATTAGCCGCCGCATGAACCGCCGCATCTCACCTCAATTCGCCGTTCATGCCCACATAATATCCTATATTAGACACCCCTATCGCAAGTTGAACGAGCGGGCGGTGTATGAGGATGACTACACACTCGTACATCCGCTCTACAAGGAGGCAGCATGGACATGACCATCCTTACCATAACAGATGTCAATGACATCAGAGACATCGTGAGCAACTACATCCATGAGGGCGGCGGCATCTATCGCTCGCGCTTAAGTCATGGTGTCCGGTTTCAGATTCCACTTGAGTATGTTAAGGTGGAGCCTGTGTTGATTGAACTTAGCGATGCATCATCCATCAATAGGCCCATCGCTACTCACAAAATCATCGAGATTGATGATGAGATGTATGTTGAATTGCCGGGGGGTACAATACCATACGATGAGTGGATGGCAATGACCCACACTAAGAAGGATAGGCAGCAGCATCCTCGGCAACACCATGCACCCGCCAAGGCAGACGTGGCAACCAAGTATAGTGCGGGTGAAAGCAACAGTGGCAGACCAGTCATTAAGATGGGCCGCCGCACCATAGAGTGGGGGTTCAAATCATCCAGTGAGCGAGACAATCGCTTAAGCATACTGATTGACGTTGAAAGGAGCTAGACATAGCAATGGAGAACCTAATCCCATATCTCTTGGCTTTGGTCGTGTATTTGATTGTGTTCGTGGGCTTTCCTCTGCACTTCAATCACAAGGATGAACGCACTCTGCCCATGACCGAGTTCACCAATCGAAAGGAGTTAGACATGATATGGATATTCATGAGCAACCGACTGCACAGCGGGTGGAGATTCGAGTTCATCCCCAACCCCGAGGATAAGAGTGTTCTTCTCAATGCAGACAAGGGGCGTGACCACCCGCGATTTGTCGCATCATCTATGGGCGAGGCGGCTGGCAAGTTCAAGGTGTGGTATGAAAATCACATGCTAGGAGAGGCCCATGCAAAGGATACTTAGGGTGGCAGTAGGGCCAGCATTCGTAGCCCTTGCCTTTGCCCTACTCATAGCCCTGCCAAGAGGTATGGGTACTATTGAGACGGTGGATATTTTCGTTGTACTGTGGGTAGTCTTTGCCCTGATTGTATCGTGGAGGGCACGATATGATTAGCTGGAGAGATGACTTACTGTTTGCGATAATTGCTGGTGCGTTCTTCGCTACCATGTTTGCATTTGGTATGTGGGGGTGGTTACATCTAACGAACGAGGACGGCATCGAGCTATTCATCGTGTCATGGACATTGCTCACTACCGTATTCTTTACGGAACTAAGATACACCAATAAGGATGACTAATGGCACTCTCCCCCGCCGCTAAGGAATACGTTGAACAGATGTGCAGCACCATGCAACCGTTCTCATCCGAGCAGCCCGAACTGCTTAGCACATGCCTCGGCCACGCCCAAAGCATGAGCATTCAGGTGTGTGTGTTAGGCGGTGAGAGCGGCAACTATATCCCCCTGTCCGACCTGCATGATGAGGCAGCAGCGAGAGGCGGGTTCATATTCGTTCAGGGTGAGTTCGTCTATCTCATCCAGCTACCTAAGAAGGAGGAGACAAATGCCCCCACCAATCCTGCTTGATGACCACCCCGCCCCATCTGTAGATGAGCGGCTTAAGCAGGCCATGCTTAAGCTAGAACATGACCTTGAAGAGACGCGACTTGGGCTTGATATGCTCGCCAACATGGAGGTAACGAATGTATATACGCTTCCGACCTCATGACCCGCTTAGGCGCAGCCCATCCACTACTCGCCGCCCTCTCCTGTTTTGGGGGGCGGCAGTATTTATTCTCGTGGCAGCGTGTCGTATATGCGCCGCCATACAAGGAATATGACCAATGACAACCGAACAGTTCTTACTTGTGCTTTCCCTGCTGCTAATCTCCGTCGTTGGAGGGGTGGCACATGCTCATATCGTGCCATCAGGTAAGGGCGTCAGCGCTCTTCTTGATGCTATGATTGGGCTGGCTTTGTGGATAGTATCGGCAGCCTCCTTCTTTGCCGCATTCTACTTCACATTTCATCTTTTACGGGGGGGATAACAAGATGTTCACTCTATCGTTCATCATCAGGGCCGGACGACAAATCAACCTCAGGAAGCTGAATGCCAAGGTCAAGACAGACGTCGGCGAATATGACCTGCGATGGACTGCTGAACCGCACGGCAATGGATACGTGTACTGGTCTGACCTTGTTGCACGTGGTACATCATACGACGTGAGCTTCAACGCCGCCGCACTCGGAGATGCAACCATGACATGGAGGGAAATATAGTATGGGCGGGGAGTGTGAACGGCACTCCCCTCGCTCCCTATGTTAACGAACATCGTTAACATAGGGAGCGATACATTCACCGCTCAAAGGAGAAAGATATGTCGTGCCCAGGATATGTATCCGAAGCTATCGCCATGAATGTGGTGGTGGAACTGCTAGGTAGACTCTACAGGGTGGAGTGGCATAATCAGCACCCACAACTGTCCTTTTCTATCGCCATAATCGTTGGTGATATAGCAAAGACTCGCAGGCTCGATGCCGTCAAACTGGTCAGGCAAATGACCGGCCTCAACCTCATCGACTCCAATGACTTGGTTCATGATTGCATCAGCCTATCCTCCCACGATGCGGAGGCTAGACGCTTACTGCATCTGGAGGAATAACCTATGAAACATCTTCTAATATACTACTGGCTACGATGGCTTACAGCTTGGGCCCACCTGTTCGATGGTTTGGTGGCTGTCTTAACCTTCGGGATGCTATGGCCGTGGACTTCATTCCACGCCACATATAGACAGGCCGAGTATCAAATCAAACACTTACGAAAGGAGTAAGAATGGCTGACCAGAAGCAGGGCAAGAACAAATCCAAGAAGGCTGGCAGGAACAAGGCCAAGGGCACAGCATACCGGGCCTTGCACATCCGCGAGATGAACAAGGTGCGGCGTGTGCTGAAATCCTCCGGCGTTGATGCTGCTGTAGAGTGGGCAGGTAAGCATATGGTGCTTAACTACCTGCGCACCATGCCCAGGTATCAGAGAATGGTGGCTGCTAATGAACGATGACCCCACCTACTTCGGGCTGCGAGGGATGGGCTACTCGCCCCGACAAGCCTTTGTTCTCATGCTGAAATGGAGCAGTTGCACCGACAAGAACAAGCGCATCGGGCGAGTGGCTAGACATATTCTACACCAGGACGGGGCGGTTAACGCCGCACGTTTCATGGAGCAGGCATCAGTGTCCTGCCATCCCAACCTCACCCCTCACGAGGTAACGCTCATCAATGAGGGCATCGAAAGGGGGCTGCACCGATACCTGATATTCAAGGACGAGGAAAATGAAGCCCGTAAGTAGACTGTTCCACATCTTATTCTCACCCACCAGACAAGGAGATACCACCATGCCGCTCAATCAGAGATATAAAATAGTCCGGTACGACGACCCAAATGATGAGTTCTTCTCCGAAAACCGGCGGTTTGATAATCGCCGGGCTGCGAAGATTGCATTCGGGTTGTATGTTAACAAACACCCCAAGGACGCCGACCTCGACCACACCCACGGATACTACCAATGGGCCATCTTCTTCACCAATGAACAGGGCCGCCCGACATTCATGGAGGAGCGGCTGTCTCTCATCATGGAGAACACCACACCACAGAAAGACCGCAACTACAAGATGTTCGCCGCGTCCATCGACCTGAGCAGGGAGTACCCTATGCCCGCCGCCCTGTACAAGAGCGAGGGGCTGGCGCTTAATGCCCTGCTCCAACACCTGCATGACACACCCACCCTGCGCGACGACTACATGGGTGGCGGCGTGCTGGCGGATGTAAGGGAGGTTCATCTGCCCAACGTGCCCGTCCTTAAGGGAGACACTGACAGATACTTTCACGTGTTCGGCAGCGGGGTAGTCCTCGATGGCAAGGAGAAATTCGGCAAGGAAAAGAAGGGTAAGCCTGCCGCTAAGACAACAACGGCCAGCGCCTACCAAGCCAAAGCATCCTGCCACCACGGGAACATGCCCGTCCTGCACATGGGCGAGCACACGATATTCGCCGGTGGCGCATCCAAAGGGGCCAACCCCAAAAATGGCATGGTGGTCATCGACCTTGCCAACACCGGCTGGTTCAAGGACATCGGCGGAAATTATGCCCGCCAACTATCGGGGGATATGTTCGCTGGGTTCATAGCTAAGGCCAAGCAACCCGAGCCTGTTGCATGGCTGGACTTCCCGTTGGGAGATTACAAGGTTCCAAGCCACGTGAAACTCGACGCATGGAAGGCGCTGGCGAAGGACATTAAAACAGCACTCGCCAAGCATGACGTACTCATGTTCTGCAATGGCGGACATGGCCGGACGGGTACGACCTTATCCATAGTAACTTGGCTGCTTGTGAACGACAAGACGTGGAAGGGTGACAAGCCGGATGGTCTACTCGATGACCCGGTGGCGTGGCTGCGCAAGAACTATTGCAAGGAGGCGGTGGATACACAGAGCCAACATCAGTACGTGTATGACACGCTCGGCCTGACCAACACCGCCCCGACCTATGCACAAGCATCAACCACTACCTATTTGGCTGGTGCACAACATGCAGCGCTGCCAAACCCTACTCCGG